ATAAAAGCATAACCCCTCACAAGGAGGGGTTAGAGGCTTTTTATAGCTGAACTTTATGATAAAGAAAGAGTCAAACTCTTTCCTAATGAATTAAGTGCTTTTTGGATCGTGTCTATCCTTGTATTATGTGTTAAGTCTATTATTCTGTTAACTTCCTGAGGTTTTACACCCATTTTTCTCGCCAAATCTACAGGTCTAATTTTAGATGAAACCATCGTATTTAACAACAACATTTTGGCAATTATGCTTATTGGTAAAGTTATAACTTTTTCATTTTCTTTATGAGCTGATGGTTTTGGAAAAACTTTATTGTGTTCAAAATATAAATCCAATATTGTTATTAAGGCTGATAATCCTGTGTTTTGTAATTCGTCCAATGACCAAATTTCACTGTTTAAGTCAGGAAAATCCCTAAATTTAAGGATAAATCCACCTTCTTTGTTATCTTCAAGCTCTACTGGATATTGATAATTATTCATAAAATTACCTCTACCTAATGAATATAGCTGAAATTGGCAGGAGAAATTCTCATCTCCTGCCTAAGATTTACTTAGTACGAAGACCTAGTTGTTTTCTGACGTTATTTGCATTTATATCAGAAATTTCTTTTGACGGGTGACGCGGACAAATGGTCCATTTTGTACCATAATACAATTTGTAATGATTTGTGCCGTTTTTTACTGTCACTCCCTCCGATTTAAGCAAATCTATAAAGGCTTTTATTTTCATAAGAGTCCCTTATAATTTCAGCTATAAAAGCGTTAGATTATCTCTAACACATTAAGTTTAATTGATTTATTTTATAAACACAAGTGTTTATAAAATTATAGGCAAAAAAGAAGTACTTTTATACAGTAAAGTCCATGCCTACCATTACATAACAGCTAAGAACTCTAAGACTTATTGATGAGAATTACTCAGAATTTAATGACAAGATTTTGAAGAGGATTATGGCGGAAAGAAGGAGAGCCTAAAACAGAATTAAAGTGTTGAATTGTATAAGATTGATTGTGATTGTATGCAATTTTGTATGCAAGTTGCCTAAAAATGACAACTCCGAAACGGGGATTTGAACTCCGCCAAATACAACCCGATGATCAACAATTGACTAGACTGTAATCGATAAAATGTTTTAAACTATACTTGGAATTACCGGAGTAAAAGAAATGGATATTAACGCTTTTTTAAAGAATGAGGAAGCGCTGTCAGCGAAAGAGCTCATAAAGCTTACCTCGACAGCAAAAGGAAGAGAAAACATTAAATCGGTCAGGTTTGTCATTCCTAAAATAGGCAAATCGAGAGATTTCGGCTATTTTAAGGTTTCATATAAAACTCCTTATTACAGCTCAGTTAGGTAGGCTTAAATGGAACAAAATTTACCACGAAAACAAAAAGCGCTGCCTGAAAATTCCGTTATTAGAGACTTTATTAACGTCCAACAGGGTGAGCTTGAAGTAAAGAAATTAGATGCTGCAAACAAGAAGGCTGAAATTGAATCTAACGAGCGTATAGCCTTAGCATCCATACAGGCTCAGTCAAACAGTGATCTTGCTCATTCTAAAACGTTTAAATATGCTTATCTTGTAAGTCAGCTTAAGATCATTGTTATCGCTGTTATCATAGCTGTAGTCGTATGCATTGCAATCGTATATGGCTACAGTGACTTAGCGACTGAAATTGCTAAGTACGCTTTTTTTGCTGTCTCAGGTTATGTGGCCGGGCTGGGGCACGGAAAAATCTCGCGGTCAAGGGATAAAAAGTCGTCTGGGGATGACGAATAAATGAAACATTGGGGTAAAACATTATGGCTCGTGTTATAAAAACCGTTGTGTTGCCTGATGGTGCTTTGACCCAAAAAAGAAACGCCCCAGAACGACATCCGGGGCGAGAATAACAAACAGTAAAAAACTTAAATAAGTTATTCGCTATCCTTTTCAAGAAGCAGCAGGTAGCCTGCGCCAAAGGTCCATAGACCAAAGGTGCAACACAAACAGAAAATTGATAGCGCAAGCATGAAAAGGTTTGAAGTGCTGTGTGGCAGGATTTGACGACAATACCAGCCATCAACATTTGCTCTTGATAGCGCCTTATCAAGCGCGCCTCTTGGATTGGTAAGCAGTGCACCGATTAACCCGCCCATAAGTGCTATTCTTTCAACTTTATTAACTCTCATATAAAACCTCCGGAGAAAATAAAAATCGGCTAAAAGTATAACCCAGGAAGCATGGGTGGGATTTGCCGTAGGTCACGGTTTAGAGGATCAGACTAAAATGCTACGACTACGATTAAGACAAGTACCCCTGAGGGTCGAAGGGTAGAACCTTCGGCTCTTTCAGGTTTGCAAGCTCCACGCAATCGTGGCCGTGAGCAGTGAAAAACTGCTGCAAGCGGGTTATGGAAGCCAGCAGGCTATTAATTCTCTCCGAATCTGTGGCCACGTCGGATATACCAATAAGCAACTCGCGTGCATCCATCAGGTCGTACATGAGTTTCTCGTCGGTTGACATTGCAGCAAGCTCGTTAAGAGTGTCACGCAGCTGGGGAGTAAGGGTAGGAAGTCCGGTCTTTTTGTCTCTTACCTGTACCTTTTTAAGTGTGATCCCCGACAGTTTAGAATCGATGATTATATCAGCCTGCCAGGCTGCCAGCTGTTTATAGGAAGGCACCTTGCAGGATTCGTGAATTCTTCTCCAGACCAGCGCAGTCGCACAGCCTAGCTCCTGAGCGCGCTTATGTACAATCTTAGTCACCTCATACAGCTGTGCGGGGGTAGCTGTGTCCTTGTCGTATTGAAAATGCAGCTGTTCAATTTCGAGCTTTAGATCGGTTATTTTCTGCCCGTACTTGCATTCCAGGACTTTTATTTTCTGCTCATGCTCACGCTCCTGCTGGAGAAAGCGAGCACCGGTCTCCTTGTCCTCTTTAGCGCGCCATTTCTGCTCGAAAGCACGTGCTGCCTCTGTCTTTCTGAGTTCATCCTTTAAGCAGGTAATCGTAAGGTTGAGAGAAGACTCTTGCTTTCTTTTCTCGTAGGCAAGCTCCTTAATCTGGTCGTTGAGCTTTTTAAGCTCCTTGTCTTTTTGTGACAGAGTGTAGCTTCCGGTCTTGCGAATTGCAGGCAGAACTTCATTACAAATCCACTGCCTGAACTCACGGGCAATCTTAGCACGTGAACGCATCATTACGAAATATAACTGTGGCTCAGTGATAAAAGTTACATTCTGTATACCCCCGTTTGTTTTTAAAGGGGTTACGTTTAATGTAACTCCCTCAAATTCTTCTTTAAGCTGATTGATTACATGATTGATATTAGAGAGCTGAAGAGTTGAGTATACATCTTTTAGGCAAAACAAGATTTCGCCGTTTTCTGAAGTGATTACTCTAATATTTGATTTGTGAAAAATCGTATGTTGAAAGATTAGAATTTGCCATGATTAGCTCCTAGTTAAGATGTTTTCAATTTGCCTTTTGGGCGGTGAGTGCTGAAAACCCCGTAACTAGCCGGGTGGTATTTATTCGATGTATTCATACCACACTCACCATACAGCAGATACACGAAGTCTAATGACTGTGTATTTAAAGAGGTGAGATGACGCTTGTCGCAACATCTGCGCTAGTTATATGTCGTGGTTTTCAAGCACGGTAGGGCAGTCCCTACATCGGCGATAATAGCGCAGAAAAATGGGAGGGTCAAGGAGTTATTTTTGGTCTTTTGCTTTTTCTACTGCAGTATTAAAATCAGCTTGAGCATTTACGATTGCACTTCTAATATTGTAAACAACAGTATCTGCGCTAGCATCTATTCTTCCCTTAGCTAAATACGCCAAAACATTTAGTACGTCTTGAATTAACATTATCTGATTTCTTTCGAGTTCAATCTTCATCTTTAACCTCCACCCCAAAAGGCACCCATTTACCGAAGCTATAAAATTCAAAATTGTCAAATAATTCTTGGACTGAAAATCTATTTATTGTTAATAACTCGTCTTTTTCGTTATAAGAAATTGAAAATATTGACTCATCATAAACACAATGGGTCTTTTTATTTCTAAAAACTATATAGATCTCCCTCAAATAGGAATGAGCTCCTGTAAAATCGTAAAACTCATCAAAAGTTTTAAACGGCCTGTACTTCTTATTCATTATTTTTTAACCTCGAGTTCTATAATGCTTGTGTACGGGATATAAAAGGTATCTTTCATACTACTTTCAAAAAGTATGCCCACGTCATCACATTCTTTGATTGTTCCAGCTGTATGAATATAATTTGTGTTATCAAAACACTTAGTATTCATTATCACAGCCACTTTAACTTTATTAGCGATCCATGTATCAATAATCCTACGGTTCATTTTCTGCTACCTTTAGCTTTTGCACGAAGCCAGCAATAATATTCGGAGCGGAAATCGTTGTGCCATCTTTAAGATTAATTTTTAAGCTTGCATCAAAATCTTCTAAGATATATTCCAGCACGAAAATTTCTAAATTAGTTAATTTGATGTTGTGTGTAGCACTTAATTCACTCATTTTTAAACCCTCAACGTTCCACCTTTGCCGTTCAAACGCTACACGTTTAATGGTCCAAACGGCAAACGTTTTACTCTTCTGTAACCTCAACGTCTTTTATATGAACTTTGAATTGAGCGCAAAGGGCAGCTTTAATCGCATTCTCACACTCTGAAATATTGTTTAAACAATATTTCCTTAAATCTTTTAGCGACATTTTTTGAAAATCCTCGTCTAAATCTTCTCTATTATGTTCATATGTAATCTCAACGATAGTTTTAACCTTAATCATTTTTTTCTACTCCAAAAGGTCTCCATTTACGATGCGCCAAAAGTTCAAAGTTATCAAGCCATTCTTGCATCGGCTTACCGTTCATGGAAATCAAATTATATCCACGATACCCAAGGAAAGTGATTAGTATATTTTGGTGGAAATGCTCATCGCCTTTGCTTCTAATACATAAAATACTACCAACGGAAATGTTGTCTCTAAATTTATGCTCTTTATCATATACAATTTCAGTAAGTTCTCTCATATTTCTAAATGGTCGATAGTCTTTATTCATCGTCTTTCTTCTCAATGCCGAAAGGTTGCCATTTTTCTAAACTCCAGTACTACCGAAACCGCACAATCCTCGTTCACTTTTAACACCTGTAACATTGCCCTCGGTTAGATGCACATCAGGAAGAGGAACGATGACCAGTTGTGCGATGCGATTGCCCTTAAAGATTTTTAAGTCAAACTTAGCGATGAGAACCACAGCGATAGAGCCTGTGTAACCCGCATCAATAACACCTGTAGGAGTTGCCACGCCGGCGCAGTTGTAAGATGAGCGCGGAAGTACCAGACCTACATACCCCTCAGGAATAAGTACATGCACGCCGGTGTCAACCTTAAATGTCTTGTCAGAACCCAGAGCCACGTCTTCTCTTGCGAAGAGATCAAAGCCCGCGTCTGCCTCATGTGCTTTCACAGGTTTGTAAGCTCCCGCGTCAAGCTGATAAATGATCTTCTGTTTAAGCATTGGCGTCGTCTCCTTCTATGTGTTTGATTAAATGATCTACATACCATCTACACTTTTTTAGGTCAGTTACACCGTTTTTCCTCTTCCAGCGATACAGGTACTTAATCGCATTCGCAGTACACACGGCTTCGATGCCGTTAAGGCCCTCGGTAGCTGCCTCCAGACAGTCAATACATTCAACTTTGCCCTGATAATGCTCAGGATGATTAACTACATCATTCATTTTTAATAAATTCCTAAAATTCCCTGAATAGTGTCAAATGACGCATAAATAATTCCCAGAATGAGGAGAAGCAGAACTCCCGTACTTAACAGATGTCTCATCTACAGTCTCACTCTGATCTTCTTTCTTTTTGCGTAGGTACCTATCCAGTCGTACACTTTCCAGGAGCGATAGCCGTTAATGCGTGGCTCGAACTTCGGAAAGTTAAGCGGTTGCGCGTATCTAGCGAGAAAGTCGACGTCGCCTGAGAACAACGCTGTGACGTCGTCAGATGTCAACACTGCCTTTGTCTGCAAAGCCTTGAGCGTGTCTGTACTTATGCGAAACTCCTTATACAGAGACCTGCGGGGAGCATCGGTCTTTTTGCGCGGTGGCTTTGTTTCTACCTTTACTTCTGTATTCGCAGCCTTGACGCTCTTACGTGTAGAACTGGATGTGACCTGCTTCTTTTCGCGCGTGATCAGGATTGCGTTTTTACCGAATCCAGGTCTTGAATTAGACTCCTTAAGCCTGGCGGGGTGAAGTTTCACCCCCTCAACTTCTTGTCTTATGCTCCATTCCAGCCCTGCAAGCTCCTCAGCCTGCTCTCTGTCAAGTCCATACCCGCCCTGCAAGTACTCATCGGCAGTAAGGCGCTTGAACTCTGTCTCGGTTGTTCTTCTTGCAATCATGGCTGTGTCTCCTCAAGGGGCTTTCTTGCCCTAAGCTCTACGAAGCGGTCAAGCGCTTCTGGCGACCATAAAAGCTTCTTCTGACCCTTATAAAGTTTCACGGGAGCCGGAAACTCAGGATCTTTTTTTAGAGTGAACAGGGTGTTGCGACCTACGCCCAGGTATTTAGCCGCGCTAGCACTGTCCAGTAGTTTTATTCCTTCAGCCATTGCTGTCTCCTCAAAAAGGCGCCGGAGCACAAAGGAGTAAACCTCCGGCGCAAGGTTTGTCTAACTCTCAAGCTACGACTTCAGTAATTAAAAAGAATGCGCACAGTACAAGCAGTGCGATTAGTGTCATACGCAGGTGTCCGTAGAGTGCGAAGTCTTCTTTTAGCCCTGCCATAAGTTGTTTTAAGCTCATCAGACGACCTCCACTGAAGGACAGAATGCGCCGTGCTCAACATTCAACTCATAGAGCTTTCTTGCCTTGTGCAGACGCTGTACGCGCTCAATGCGGGAGCAGCGAAGGCTCTCTGAAGGAACAATCAGCGCAAGTCCTCCGGTGCTCTTGTCGAAGATCCTGTAGACGGCATCGCGTGGAGGCTTTGCCCTACACAGTTCCAGGCAGGCGCTTCCCCAGCTGACTCCGTCGAGAAGAGTGTCCACGCCCCTGCTGTCTGCTCTGATAAGTGATACCGCACCATTCATTTTTATTACCCTCGTTTTACGGTTTTGTTCAGTTTAAATACGTTTAAAATCGTTTATGAACTAATCAATTTGTGTTTAAAGCATAAACTAAAGTTTAATATTTGTAAAGTCGATATACCGAACTTTATAAAAATTAGTTTATAAAAATTTTGTGATGTGAGTTTGGTCACACAATTTTAAAAAGGGTCGTACAGGGGAGTTTAAGAGAGAATAAAAAGCCCCGCAGTCAGTAACAGCAGGGCTTAAAGAAAGGAAAGTGGGATTAAAGGGCTCCGGAACGTTCTATGACACGGCCTATGATGTAGACGCGGTTCGCGGCCTCTGCCTCCAGAACGACATCGTGATATGCGGGGTTCTCTGACTTGATGATAAGTTTGCCGAACTCTTTTATAAGACGTTTAACCATGAGCTCATGGTCATAAGCTATTGCGTAAATGGCCCCATTCTCGATCTTCTCTATCTTGGAGCAGTCAATAAGGATACAGTCACCATCCAATATAAGAGGCTCCATGGAATCTCCAGACACTCTCACACGCTTGCAGTGAGATGCTTTAGTGCCGAGTTTCTCAAAGAAATCTCTTCTGTATAGGGCAGGAACTGTGCCTGACACCTCCTCATAGGAAGGCTCAGGCGTCTCCCCACAGCCAAACACCACATTGTATTCAGGTACCTCAACCATGGACGAACTGTCCGCTGGAGCCAGAAGGTTCGACTTCTTGGAGCCCTCACCGGTGATAAGCCACAAAAGATTAACCTTCAGCGCTTCTGCAAGCTTTACGACGTAGTTGGCTGAGGGCAGACGCTGCTGATCAGTGTTAAGCCACTTATTCAGAAGCTGTGAAGTCTCTCCGATTTCGCGAGCTATCTGAGCCTTTGTTTTACCAGATTCAGCGATGGCCAGAGACAGCCTTAACCTGAATGCGTTTGAATCTTCGCTTGAATTCATTTTTATGATCTCCATCAATTTATAAATAAAAGTTTAATCGATCACTTGAAAATATCAATTTTTGTAAGTAAACTTATTTCTATAAAAACAATAAACAAAAATTTAATTGTTTGAAGGAACCGTGAAAACTATGACAGACAGAGAACTGTATGCAGCCCAGACCGCTGAATTCATCAGCCTTCTGGGCACCAAGAAAATCTGCAAAGTCTGTCAGCGCTCACCGCAGGCGCTGACAGGATGGAAAAAGCGTGGCATGCCACTAAGCTGGAGGCTCGTTTTTAGACAGAGATATCCTGCGGAATTTAAAAAAGTATTCGGAAACGAGGAGACACACTAATGAGTGACATTGTTATGACCACCGATCGCGAGGCACTTAAGTCTGCGATCCTTTACATGGAAAAGGCCCTTACAGCTTTTAAGAAAGGCCTTAATTTAGAGATTGAGAATGAAAAGATTAATACAGTGCAAGAGACTGTGGAGAAGGCTAAAAAAGCGCCAGCAGAGACTAAGCAGAAGGTAGATGTACCTAAGAAGGCTCCTGAAAAGCTTGCACCAAGCATCGAAGACATCAGAAAGGTTTTCGCAAAGATCATGCTTGACCAGGTCGTTGACGGCCGAAGCATCATCAAGTCAACACTTGATAAGTACAACGCCACCAAGGTTTCAGAGTTCAAGCCAGAACAGTACCTGAGTGCGCTGACAGATACGATTAATAACTACAAAGAAGATCTTGAAAAGAAAGATCCTCAAAACGCAGACGAGAAGCTAAAGGAGATGATCGAATGGATAATTCCGTTTTAGCAGAGCGTGAGCATTCAACTCTGTCGGCCTCAGCTTCACATCGCTGGCTTGCCTGTACCGCATCTGTGAAATTCACAGCGGGAATGCCTGACAGCTCAAGCGCTTACGCTGAGGAAGGCACAAGAGCTCATGAGCTGTGTGCCTGGAAAGTAGCTGAACAGTTTAAGGTTCAAGGCGTTAAAAAACCTGACTTCAAGTATGACAGTGCCACGGAAGAGTGCGCTGACGGTTATGCAGCTTTTATCGCCGAAAAGATGACCGACAGTGCAGCAATCTTTTTAGAACAGCGGGTTGACTACTCAGACTACACAGCTCCGGGCTCTTTCGGAACTGCGGACTGTGTGATTGTCGCAGGTGACACGCTAAAGATAGTTGACTACAAGCACGGTGTAGGTGTTCCGGTCGAATGCGACCACAACCCTCAGCTGATGCTGTACGCCTTAGGTGCCTACAGTGCCTTAAAAGACCTGTACGACATCAAGAACGTGGAAATGTCAATCTACCAGCCACGCATTGGCAACATCTCAACCTGGGCTACATCAATGCAGGAGATTATCGACACCGCAACCTCAGTGTTCAAGCCAAAGGCTGAAGAGGCTATAAGCGATAAAGGCAGCTTCTGTGCGGGTGAGTGGTGCAGGTTCTGCAAGGGTAAACAAATCTGCAGAGAAAGGGCAAGAGCCAATCTGTCACAGGCTCGTGAGGATTTCAAGCTACCACCAGAGCTCTCAAACACGGAAGTAGCCGAAATCCTGACCAAGGTCGATCAGATTATAGCATGGTGCACCGACATTAAAGACTACGCGCTTGAATCTGCGCTCAAGGGTGAGAAGTTTACAGGCTTCAAGCTTGTGTACGGTCGCAGCATTCGCAAGTACTCCGATGAGGAGAAAGTGGCAGACGCTGTGAAGGCGGAGGGCTTAGATCCATACGCTCACAAACTTCTTGGCATCACTGACATGACCAAACTTCTCGGAAAGAAAAGATTTGATGAACTCCTGGGCTCTTTCATTGTAAAGCCTCAGGGCAAACCAACGCTGGTGCCGGACAGCGATAAAAGACCGGAGATGGCTTTAAGCGACTTCTCAGAGTTCGCTCAGAGCAAATAAACGACAAAACGTAATCATGGAGAAAACGTAATTATGCAAGCAACTAAAGTAGTTACAGGTCCAGATACCCGCTTATCTTATGCTCACATCTGGGAGCCTCAGTCAATTAACGGCTCTGATCCTAAGTATTCAGTGTCTCTAATTATTCCTAAGACAGACACTAAAACTGTAGCAGCGATTCAGAATGCGATTAAGGCAGCCTACGATGAGGGGCTTAACAAGCTTAAAGGCACAGGTAAAACCGCACCAGCACTTGAAGTTATCAAGAAACCGCTACGTGACGGTGATGCTGAGAAACCAGATGACGAGGCCTACGCAGGATGCTACTTCCTGAACGCCTCCTCAAAGAACCAGCCTCAGGTGGTTGACACTAGTGTGCAGCCAATCCTTGAACAGACAGAGGTCTACTCAGGCTGCTACGGTCGAGTAAGTATCAACTTCTACGCCTTCAACAGAAACGGCAACAAAGGCATCGCCTGCGGACTTGGCAACATTCAGAAGATTAGAGACGGTGAACGCTTAGGCGGTGGCCCAACCTCAGCAACTGAAGACTTTGAGGCCTACGGTGCCGCGGACACAGGGGCAGATTTTCTGGCCTAATTAGCAACTTAGTAGTCAAGTTTGGAGGTGGCGACCCCACCTCCTTTTTTAGCACTAAACCGGAGTAACTATGAGATTCATGTCTATCGATATTGAAACGTACAGCGATATCGACATTAATAAAGCAGGTGTCTACAGATACGTCGATACTGACGCATTCAAGATCCTGCTTTTTGCGTACGCAGTTGACGGCGGTCCTGTACAGCTTATCGACCTCACCAGAGGTGACAGCATACCTAAGGAGATTGTAAAGGCTCTCATCGATAAGAGTGTAACCAAGTGGGCTTATAACGCCAACTTTGAGCGCGTGGCGCTATCAAGATTTTTAGGTATGCCTACAGGTCAGTACTTAGACCCTGAAGGTTGGAAGTGCTCCATGGTCTGGGCAGCAACCCTCGGCCTTCCTATGGGACTTGCTAAAGTTGGCGAGGTTCTGGCGCTTGACAAGCAGAAGATGTCAGAAGGCCGTGGGCTTATATATAAGTTCTGCAAGCCCGACAAAAAGACAGGTCAGAGAGTAATGCCCGAGGAGTTTCCAGAAGACTGGGAAACCTTCCGACGCTACAACATAAGAGATGTTGAAACAGAAATGGGAATTCAGAAGATGATCAGTCCTTTTCCATGCTCAGACGAGCTGTGGCAGGAATACTGGACCGACCAGCGCATTAACGATAGGGGTGTTGAAGTTGAACTGACCCTTGCGAAAAACGCTGTCGCCATGGACGCTGAAATCTCAAAAAACCTCATGGAAAAGATGAGAGCGCTGACGGGTATCGACAATCCAAGAAGCACCGCACAGCTTGATATGTGGTTAAGAGAGCACGGCTGCGACATGGTATCGCTTGGCAAGAAAGACGTAGCGCGGGTGATCGAGGAGACAGACGATCCTCTAATTAGAAAGGTACTGTCACTACGGCTGCTCATCGCCAAATCCTCAGTTAAAAAGTACACAAAAATGCTTGACGCAACCTGCTCTGATGGCAGGGCTCGTGGCATGTTCCAATTTTATGGGGCCATGAGAACCGGCAGATTTGCAGGACGTCTGCTGCAGTTGCAGAACCTCCCTCAGAATCACATCGAAAACATCGGGCTTGTAAGAGCGCTAGCAAGACGAGGCGATCTTGATGCTCTCTCTGTGATGTTCGACTCGGTGCCTGACATTCTCTCACAGCTGATACGTACAGCGTTTGTTGCAAGAGAAGGCTCAAGATTTATCGTAGCTGACTTCTCAGCTATTGAGGCACGCGTAATTGCCTGGCTTGCAGGAGAAGAGTGGAGAATGAAAGCCTTTGCAGAAGGTAAAGATATTTACTGCGCTTCGGCTTCTGCCATGTTTGGAGTTCCTGTCGTAAAGCACGGAATCAACGGCGAGTTAAGACAGAAAGGCAAGGTCGCAGAACTGGCATGTATCGCGGAAGGACAGCCTGTGCTAACCAACCACGGCGAAAAACCAATCGAGACCGTAACCACCGACGACCTGGTATGGGACGGTGAACAATGGGTAGCCCATGAAGGCGTTATATATAAAGGGATAAAAGAGGTTATGACTTATGAAGGACTTACAGCGACACCTGACCACCTCGTCTATGTTGAGGGGCAATCGGAGCCAATGGAGTTTAGAATCGCCGCCTCCGGCTGCTCACATCTCGTTCAAACTGGAGATCGTAGGGAGAACCTACGGGCAGGTAACAATAATATCTCCAGAGAAAAGATGGAACGCAAGGTACAACCATTGCTATGTACTGACCGAATGCAACAGCTGCCACTCAAAACAATGGATAGAACTGAACAGTCTAACCTCGGGGTAATCGAAAGGCTGTCAGAACTGCTCACAGAAAAGAACAATACCGCTATGGCTAGACCGGAGATTGACGGCGGCCAAACAGAGGTGCACAAATCCGAAAGACGCCAATTACAAAAATTATGGTGCCAGAGGGATCAAGTTCAAATTCGCTTCTGTCATGGACGCTGGACTGTACATTCTAGAAAATATGGGAATTCCACCCAGGGAACTAGAGCTAGATCGTATAGATACCAACGGCAACTACGAGCCCGGAAATCTGAGATTTATAACCCACAAAGAGAATCTAGCGAACAGAAGGCTAACAAAGCTCAGCAAATGGGACCCGAAATACTGGCCCTACAGCTACAACGTAGTAATACGCAAACTCAGAGAAGGACTAACGAGAGATCAGATTATATCGGACGCCCAGAATGCGGTAGCAGAAAAAAGGAAATGCTGGAGGCTAATCCAAGCCAGGCTAGAGTTTATGACATACGAAATGCCGGACCACATCACCGTTACACCGTATCGGGAAAGTTAGTACATAACTGCGGATACGGTGGCAGCGTTGGTGCTTTAAAGGCCTTCGGCGCTGAAAAGATGGGCCTTACGGAAGCTGAAATGCAGTCGATCGTAGACAACTGGAGAGCCTCATCCCCAAGAATAGTTCAGCTGTGGTGGGACGTTGACAGAGCCATACGACAGACGCTTGAAGATGGCACGACCCACGGAACACATGGCCTTATGTTCAGCCTACAGAAGGGAATACTGTTTATCCGATTACCATCAGGAAGAAGCCTGGCATACGTAAACCCCCGACTTATTGACGGAAAAATAACCTACGAAGGTGTCAGCAGCAATAAGGGCTGGGCAAGACTGGAGTCATATGGTCCGAAATTTGTGGAGAATATTACCCAGGCGATCAGCCGTGACCTCCTTCTTAATGCCATGAAGCAGGTAGGACCAGAAGCCCGCATCTGCATGCACATTCATGACGAGCTCGTCATCGAGGCTGATAGCTCTGTAAAGCTTGACGACATCTGCAAAAAGATGGCCCAGGTGCCTGAGTGGGCCGAAGGTCTGCTGCTAAGAGCAGACGGCTACGAAACCAAATTTTATCTGAAAGATTAGAAAGGGAGTACGAAATGAAAATTGCAACATCCCAGAAGGGACACACAGCTAAAAACTGGAAGAATGAAGACTTAGACTGGGCCCAAATTGTAGGAAGGGTAACCAGTTACAAACGAGCTGACGTTACCAGGGAAGAGTTCAATAAACTCAGCAAAGACGACCAGACCAACATCAAAAACATGGGTGGCGCTTTCGTTGGAGGGGAGCTAAAAGACGGATTACGCAAGAAGGGGAACGTGGTAAGTAGATCACTAATCACTCTTGATATTGACCACGCCACTCCGGAAGTTTTCAACAATATAGAGTCCTACAGCGATTGCAGCGGAGTAACTACACTGGTCTATACGACTTTCAAGTCAACCGCGGCCGCCCCACGTTTACGTGTAATTATACCACTAAAAGCACCGATAAAAGAGCCTTTCTATGAGCCTATAGCTAGAAAGCTGGCGCTGATGATGGACGTTTTAGAGCTGTGCGACCCTGCAAGTTTCAGAGCGAATCAGCTGATGTTCTGGCCTTGCTACCCAAAGGACGCAGAACCATACATCAAAGAAAACAAATTCTTACCGCTAGACACAACCGAGATCGTCAACAGCTACGAAAACATCGATGATTTTAGATCTTGGCCAATGCAGGAGAGTGAAAAGGTCAAGCGCCAGAGTGAACTCATGGCGGAAGATCCACTTACGAAACCATACCCCATAGGCACTTTCTGTAGAGCTTACGGAATCGAAGAGGCTATACGCAAGTTTTTATCCGATGTCTATGAGCAGGTAAGCGCCGACCGCTGGCATCTAAAAGTCGCAGACTCCTCAGCCGGTGCCGTCGTCTATGATGATAAGTTCTTTTACAGCCACCACAGCTCCGACCCTGCTTACGGCATCGAATGCAACGCTTTTGACTTAGTCAGGATCCACAAATTTGGAGCTCTCGATGACAAAGCCAGGGCAGGCACACCATTTAACAAACTGCCTTCTTTTAAAGCTATGATGGACCTTGCGGCTAAAGATAAGCGAGTATCAAAGCTGCAACTGCAGGAAGACGGAATAGATGTCTACATAACCGACCGAGAGGAGATCAAGCGCATTGAAGAAGACCCAACAACCGACTGGCAGCAGGATCTTGAAAAGGATAAGTCGGGAAACGTTAAGAGCACTTTAGCGAATATCGGCGCAATAATAAAGAATGACGCCCGTCTTCAAGCCATAAAGTATGACCTTTTCGCGGATTGCTTCTGCGTTGACGGGCAGCTGCCATGGGAACACGAAGGCAGGGGCTGGACAGAGGCTGATCTTTCTAACCTTTGCATGTTCCTATCACAGCAATACGGCTTAAATGCTACTGCGAACGTATTCACAGCACTAACCGCCACAGTCCGCAACTGTCGCGCTTATCACCCAGTGCGCGAATATCTGCTCAAACAAAAGTGGGATGGAAACCCAAGATTAGATGATCTGCTCAGCCGCTATCTTGGGGCCGAGAATACGGAGCTAAACAAGGCTATTATACGCAAAACACTGGTAGCAGCAGTAGCCAGAGTTATGCATCCGGGGATCAAGTACGACTCTATGATGGTATTAGTTGGAGGACAGGGCATAGGCAAATCCAGAATCTTAAGACTTCTAGGAGGCGAATGGTTCTCTGATTCTTTAACCTTAACCGACATGAAAGACAAGAACGGCGTAGAGAAGCTAAGCGGTGCCTGGATTTCAGAAGTCGCCGAACTTTCAGGTATGCGCAAAACAGACTCCGAGACAATCAAGGGCTTTATTACACGCCAGGATGACAAGATGCGTCCGGCTTATGGACACACCGTGGTAAGCAAACCACGTCAGGGGATTCTCATTGGAACCACCAACGAGACCGAGGGCTTCCTAAGAGATCTAACAGGAAACCGCCGATATTTACCTGTAATCGTTCGAGGGCGAACCGACTTCCCACCAGAGAAATGGGATCTTAATGAGCACGAAATAGGCCAGATATGGGCGGAGGCAGTCGTACGTTACAAGGAGAAAGAGCCACTATACCTTTCACAAGCTCTCCAGGAGAAGATCGTCAACTTCCAGAACGAGCTTCTCGAAGATGACTCCAGACTCGGTGAGGTTCAGGTTTATCTTGAAAAGCTGTTGCCAGAAGAATGGGCAGAAATGAACAAAGAAGAGCGCCTGGATTATCTAAAGGGTAGGGAGTACAAGCCGCACAAAGGAGTAAAGCGCAGAACAGAAGTGAGCGTGGCAGAGGTATGGGCCGAATGCTTTGAGAGTGACCGAGTAAAGCTTGAAAGAAAGAACTCACTAGAAATTGTGGCAATGTTACTGAAGCTAGGTTGGGAACGCAAAAGCAGCCCAAAGAAAATACCCATCTATGGTAATCAGAAAATTTTCACCGCGCCAAGAGAAAAAAAGGCCGTAAATGATGAGAATTTTAGCACACCAAGTACAGAAGAGTTGGATGCGATGCTTCAGTAGCATGAAGATGTATTCTCAGAAGATGACAACCAAGCAAAAAGTTCGGTTATCGTTTAACAGATTGATTTATAAGCTAATACTACCGAGGTGATAAAAAATGAGACAAAACTTTTTTAAGGCGTTGCAAAATTTAAAAATTTTTGCGACAGCAGAGAAAATTTACAAATGTAGACATGATCAGCGAAAAAGAGGAAAAAAGCCTCTTGGTAGCGGGGCTAGTAGTACCTTTGGTAGATCTCTAACTATTTGATTTATATTATATTACTACTGAGACTACTAAAACTACTAATAATTAATAAAATAATAAAATAGATAACTACATACAACATATATAAGTTGCTGCATACAAATTAATAATAGCTATATAGAAAATTTGGTACTTTTTAGTAGTTTAATAGTAAAAGCCTAAAAATCAAAGAGTTAGCCTATTACGAAGAAAATGACCGGAAAAAGAGATAAACAATAGGACAATATTCACATTTTATGTTGGAAAGTAAAATCGAAAAAAAACTTGTTAGCCTGGTGAGAAGATCAGGCGGGGAGTGCCTTAAATTTGTATCTCCGGGAAATGCAGGAGTACCGGATAGGATCGTCATGATGCCCCATGGAAAGATACACTTCGTAGAGCTTAAAGCCCCAGGAGAGAAACCCAGAGCACTGCAGATTGCTGTACATGACAGATTTAAGCGCTTAGGCTTTCCCGTTACAGTCATTGATTCCGTGGAAGGCGTGGAGGCCTTTGTAAGAGCACTTGAGGAGGAACAGCATGGAATTTAAAGCCCACACTTATCAGCAGTATGCTATTGATTACATTCTAAGCCATCAAATCGCAGCGTTATTTCTGGACTGTGGCCTTGGTAAGACAGTCATCACTCTGACAGCGCTATGGTCGCTGATGCTTGACAGCTTTGACGTTAAACGCTGCCTCATCGTAGCCCCCCTGAGAGTGGCAAGAGATACCTGGCCTTCTGAAATTGCGAAATGGGGGCATTTGGAGGGGCTGACCTATGAGGTAGCCACAGGAGACGAGAAAACCCGTCTGAAGGCCGTTAAAAACGCTATGAAAGGTAACGCAAGAATAGTGATCGTCAACCGTGAGAACTTGCCATGGCTTATCGCAAAAACTCCATGGATTTATGACATGGTCGTGCTTGATGAACTTTCAAGCTTTAAGTCGTCAAAGGCTCTAAGGTTTAAAGCTCTACGCAAAATACGCCCTCAGGTGAGCCGTATCGTAGGTCTGACCGGCACACCCGCTCCCAACGGATATATGGATTTGTGGGCCCAGTTCAGGTTGCTTGATGAGGGTGAGAGGCTTGGGAAGTTTATAACGAGATACAGACAGGAATACTTTACTTTGGACCCTTTTAAAAAGTTTGCTGACTACGAGTTAAAGCCTGACTCTGTTAAACGCATCAACTCGAAGATCGCTGATATAACAGTATCCATGAGCGCCGTAGAACACCTCAAGATGCCCGAACTGCTAAAGCAGCAGGAGCTGGTTACCATGAGTCCTTCAGAAACGGAACTGTATAAACGGCTTAAGCGTGAAAAGGTCCTGCAGCTGAACGGTGATCTTGTTACAGCTAAAAACGCTGCCTCGCTTTGCGGTAAGCTCTCACAGCTTGCAAACGGTGCTATATATGACGAAAAAGGAAACGTCTGTGAGTTTCATTCACGCAAGCTTGATGCCTTAGAGGACTTAATCGAGGAGGCTAACGGCAAGCCGGTGCTTGTAGCCTACTGGTTTAAGCATGATTTTGAAAGAATTAAAAAACGCATTCCTGATGTGCGTGAGATTAAGACCAGTGAGGACATTAGAGATTGGAACGCAGGACAAATCAGGGTGGCTTTAATTCACCCCGCTTCTGCCGGTCACGGTCTTAACCTTCAGCAGGGTGGAAGTTTCATGATATGGTTCGGCCTTACCTGGAGCCTAGAATTGTACGAGCAGACTAATGCCAGACTGTGGAGACAGGGTCAGAAAGCCAAGACAGTGGTCATCAAGCACATACTTACTGAAGGAACGATAGACCGACAGATTTATGAAGCTTTACTTAACAAGCATGTAACTCAAAGCGCACTGATGAACGCTGTCAGAGCGCAGATTTAAGAGGAGAGAGCACATGAATATAATTCTTGAAAGTGCATTAAGCCATGGCGCTACGAGTGGAGAGTTCTATCTGCTTTTGCAGAATTACGGCATCTGGTCGCGATACTTCGGCTGCAGTGGCTATAAAGCTCACAGCTCTGAAATACTGCCAACGGCGATCATCGATGACGATACAGCCATGCTTGTGGAGAGTGCAGTAGTGAAGCTTAAGAAGTCAAGACCCAACGTTTGGAGAGTTTTCCGTCAGCACTACATCGAAGGCCTTACACCTGAGGTTATCACCGACAGGTTAAGATCTGAGACCAGAGGAAAGCCAGAGAGCCCATACAAAAGACGTAAAAACTACTACGAGTCAAGACCTGCAATAGATACAGCCCTCAGGCACATAAACGCAAGTGGTGTGAGAAGTTTATTAAAAATCGCTGAGAGTTTTATTTATGATGATTTAATTGACTATAATAAACATTAAGTTAAGTTTTGCAGTTAAATCATAAACTCAGGTGTACAAAATCATGAAATTCGTGGAAATCAATGGTCATTTATACCGTTCAATTCGTGAAGTGTGTCACAAATATGATATAAGTTATCAAAAAGTTAAGCGTCTCTGCAGACATTTCAGGAGAGCAGCTGAAAATCCACGTGTGGCGATCGACTGGTGCACAGGTAAAGAGAAGTTTAACCCAGCACATGAGCCTAAGACGCATAAATACAACGATGATCAGAAGCTGGCGACTGAGCGTCAGCGCGTTTTTATCTGTCGCTGTCAGGAGAGCATTTTGAAAGATTTTTAGAAATAAACCAAAAAGGTCGTTAATGGGTCGTTATTCTGGGATATACTATAAATCAGATAGTGTGAAAAAGTGTTACTCCGAATTTCATCTTTTAATTTCCATCATAAGAAACCCTGCCACCGTGCAGGGTTTTTCATTTTATAGGTTCCAAAATGTTGCGTCATCTTACCCCAGAGTTTATCTATCTGCTAATCGGCGCAGGCTGTTCTTTCGTCATGGCCTATCTTAGATCGGTGAAAAGAACTTTCGCGGCTAAGATTTGCGAAGCCCTGACATGTTCTATGCTGTCTTCGGCGCTAATTCTTATCTCAGAATACTATCTTCACTGGCCCTTAGAGCTGGGGGTTGCGATCGGCACCTTTGTAGGATTCCTTGGCAGTGACTACATTTCAGCTAAAGTTAAGCAGTTTATAAGCATTAAGGTGGAGCAGGATGGCAATGCACATAAGTAGTCACGGTATAGCTCTTATACAAAACTACGAAGGCTTAAGAACTACAGCATATAAGCCGCTTAAGAATGAATCCGGCTGGACCATCGGCTACGGCCACCATGGCCCAGACGTAAAGTCGGGCTCGGTATGTACCGAGCAATGGGCTTATGAGCAGTTACTGCGAGATTTAAGACAGATTGAGCATCAGTTGATTTCAGCGCTAAACGCAGATGAGATTGAAGTCACACAGGGTCAGTTCGATGCGCTGTGTTCTTTACTGTTCAATCTGTCAGGCGGAATACTCAGATTGGTGAAATTCAAACTCTGGGCAAAGCTCAAAGCCGGCGACGTTAAAGGCGCCGCGAATGAGTTTCTCGATATCAACAAAGCTGGGGGCGTAGAAGTCAAAGGCTTAACACTCCGCAGAAGAGCTGAAGCTAGACTTTTCCTATCATAGTGTTCGGAGGCTTTATGTTAAGCCGAATTTATGCCTTTATTGCCATAACCGTGGCAAGCGCGCTGTTTACCTTCACGGTTACACAGCGATACTACGTTGAGAAGGTCGAACGCATTTACGCTGAGGCTGATGCGAAAGCAAAAGCAGATGACCTTCAGAACCTGCAGAAGCAGAGAGCCACAGAACAGCTGCAGCTAAACGTCTTGAACTCTATCGAGGATGAGGCTCTTACCGAACATGACAAGATCACTTTTAAGTTTAATGCTTTTGCCACTGGCGCTGACCCTTACGGCCTGCAACACCAGAACAGTAGCAGTGACAGTGCCACAGCGCTGTCCGATACCCCCACAGCTGCCCTCAAGATTTCAGAAAGCTGTGACTGTGGACGGTTTAGACAGACTTATAACCGACTTAAAAGAACCTGCGGAATCCTCGCCAAAGAACGAGACGAAATCGCAGTAGACCGTAACGAGTTAGTCAGACTATACAATCAGGTACGCGCAACTTATGGAAATGAAACTGAAAATCGAGTACAGGAAGGTGAGCGAGCTGCTGCCTTACGCTCGAAACGCTAGAACGCACAGCGACACGCAGGTGTCTCAGCTTGCAGCTTCGATTAAAGAGTTCGGATTCAATAACCCTGTAGCCATTGACGCAGATGGCATGATTTTATGCGGTCACGGACGTGTGATGGCAGCACAAAAGTTAGGTCTGACCGAAGTCCCTACAGTCTGCCTGTCGCATCTGTCCGACACACAGAAAAAGGCATATATCCTAGCTGACAATAAGCTAGCACTAAACGCAGGCTGGGATAACGACATGCTGAAGGTCGAACTTGAAGATTTGAAGTTTTCTAACTTTGACCTTGACCTGGTAGGTTTCAGTACCGAAGAGCTAGACGAGATCATGAACCAGGACGAGGAGCCCGAGGTTGAGGATGACGACTACACTGTAGCTGTTCCGCAAGAGCCAAAGGCCAAGCTCGGAGAGGTCTACATTCTAGGCAAACATCGACTCATGTGCGGCGACTCAACCAGCATCCAGGACGTTGAGAAGTTGATGGGAGGGGGGGAGAGTATTATGCAGACCTCCTGCTGACCGACCCACCATATAACGTGGACTACGAAGGTGGCACAGACAAAAAGCTGAAGATTAAGAATGACAACATGGAAGATCAAGCCTTCCGTCAATTCCTGATCGACGTCTACAAAGCAGCAGACCACGTCATGAAGCCAGGCGCTCCATTTTACATTTGGCACGCAGACTCCGAAGGTGCAAACTTCCGAGGCGCAGCCAAAGATATGGGCTGGCAGATTCGCGAATGTTTAATCTGGGTTAAGAACAGCCTCGTACTAGGTCGCCAGGATTACCAGTGGCGCCACGAACCCTGTCTGTACGGTTGGAAGGCTGGAGCAGCTCATTATTTCACTGACTCCAGAGCCGAGTCCACTGTAATCGAGGACCGGGTAAACGTCGACAAGTTATCCAAGGACGAACTAAAGACCCTCTGCAAGAAGCTGCTCGACCCAGGTATCGAGACCACCGTAATCCGCGAAAAGAAACCTAGCATTAACGACGTTCATCCGACGATGAAACCAGTGAAGCTCTTCGGACGCTTAGTCAAGAACAGCTCCAAGCGCAACGACATCGTGCTTGATTTATTCGGTGGTAGCGGAACCACCATCGTAGCCTGCGAGCAACTAAACCGTCGCGCTTACTTAATGGAGCTAGACCCCGCATACGTCGATGTGATAATTGACCGTTACCAGAAGCTGACCAACGTCGAGGTTATGAGATCTGACGGCAAATTATGGAATGAGCTATAGCCCTGGAAGGTGAGTAACCATGACAATCAAGAAAACACAAATCGACCCTAAGCAGGTCGAGGCCTTGGCTTCTCGTGGTCTCACCAGAGAGCAGGTCGCCCACAATCTCGGGGTCAGCTCACGTACCCTACAGCGTCGCACAAAGGAAGACCCTGCCTTTGAGGAGGCATACCTTCGTGGCAAGTCTAAAGGTATAACTGAGATTGCAAATGCTCTTTACAAGAAAGCTCAGGAGGGCAATACCACAGCTCAGATTTTCTTTTTAAAGTGTAACGGCTGGAAGGAAGAATCAGCGGTTGAAGTCAAGAACACAGCGCCTGTACAGCTGATAATCAAGAACGATTTGAAGGATTAGAACTATGTCTGAATTAAGTCTCACACGCTTAATCGGACATGGCTACAAGGATTTCTGGAACTGTAAAAAGCGTTTCAGAGTTGTTAAGGGCTCCCGAGGCAGCAAGAAGTCCGTGACTACTGCCTACTGGCTGATCATCAACATGATGGCCTATCCTGAGGCTAACGTTCTGGTACTCAGACGATATGAGAGAACTCTGCGTGACAGCTGTTTCGCCGTTTTGCAATGGGTTTTAAACCAACTCTGCGTGGCCTCCTATTGGAAGGTGACTGTTTCACCACTTGAAATGACCTACCTACCAACAGGTCAGAAAATACTTTTCAGAGGACTTGATGATCCTCTGAAAGTAACCTCAATCACGGTAAAGCATGGCGTGCTTTGCTGGGTATGGCTTGAGGAAAGCTATGAGGTCGAGAACGAGGACGTATTCAATAAGATTGAAATGTCTGTTCGTGGCAAGATGCCAAAGGGTTACTTCAAGTCATTCATTCTGACATTCAATCCCTGGTCCGAGTGCTGGATTAAGAAGCGCTTTTTCGATAATCCTGACGACGATACGCTAGCCATGACGACCACCTACACCTGCAATGAATGGCTGGACGAATCAGACCTTAAAGAATTCGAGAAAATGAAGGCGAAGAATCCCCGACGTTACCGTATCGAGGGATTAGGTGAGTGGGGTATCTCAGAAGGCCTTATATATTCCAATGTAGAATGTAGAGACATCAAGCTTGATGATTTCGTAGGCAACCGCGAAAATATCGCATTCTACGGCCTCGACTTCGGCTTTACAGACCCTACAGCCTTTGTAGGCGGTTTTGTCAATTTCGAGAAAAAAGAAATCTATATCCTGTTAGAACTGTATGAAGCTGGCCTTACAAATCAGGAAACAGCCGCAAGAATTAAGCAGCTGGGACTAAAGCATGAAATAGTCAAATGTGACTCAGCCGAGCCTAAGTCAATCGAGGAACTGAGAAAAGCCGGTATCAACGCTAAGGCAGCAATCAAAGGCCCCGATTCTGTAGGTTTCGGTATTCAGAAGATCCAGAACTTCAAAATCATTTACAGCCCTGAATGTGAGAACTTCGCACATGAGATTAAGAACTACTGCTGGGCCACGGACAGACTAGGCAAAGCAACCGACAAGCCCGATCATGAGTTCTCCCATTTGATGGATGCAATGCGTTACGCTCTGTCAGACTTAAAGCCAAGTGCCCTTAATATCCCTGCAAGCAATAAGGCTGCACTGCTACAGCCTAGGTACAGAAGATAAAAGGATACTACAGCCGTGGCCGATAAAGAGAAAACAGCTTATATCGTGGGTATGGCGGTAGCTATTGGCTTTAAGCTTGGGCTCCGCAAACAGGGACTAAGCTTTGACGCCAATACTAATAACCCTTATTGGATAACTACCGAGAATGGTCATCACTTTTTGATTGATAAATTTGGCACAATTCAGTCCGGAAGGTTAAAGGGAACCCCGATAGACAATGTCAAAAAGCATTACTCAGGTATAAAGAACAAAAAAGAGAAAAATCTCAATGCTGGAGCAGAGCTGAGCAGAAGTTACGGTCCAGAAATAAAAACCAAATTAGATGGTGTAGCTGCCCTTAGAAAAATCGCCAAGTGTAGGTTCGGGCATATTAAGGATCTTTGGAATAGAAAATCTATCGGAAAAATTGATCTTATGTGGGGAACTCCAAGCATGGGGCTTTGTCACATGTATAAAAGGGTAAGGGAATCCAAAGGGAAGTTAAAAGAATCAGAATTTTTTAAAATTATCGATACTGCTATATCAAAAGGGCCTATATACCAAAATGACAGAGACACCAGTCTTCTGGCAGTTGATCCAAAATCTAAAATGGCAGTGGTGATATCGAAAAATTTTAAAGGAAATGGCGGCGTTTTGGTCCCAATAACAATTAGGCCCCTAGAACCGAGAAAATTAGAAACACTGAAAAGAATTGAATAAAAGGCCCATTTTTAAGGATACTGTGATTTATTGTAGGATGGTTCACAGTTTTACGGGTAGTACTTAATATTTTCGTTCAACCTTAAAAACTAGGCCTTTAAATCGTGTTAAAAAGCGAGGACCATGGCCTTTACTCTAGAAGATCCGGCGCCACGTTTAAAGACGCTACCGGCGATCACGTCTACCCCACTTTACTTCTTATTTTCTTTGAGTATAGCTTAACAGCGCGAATAAATCAAAGTTTACAGACAAAATACTGAAACGCAGTTTTCTCTCACTTCTTTCTGCCCAAATAAAGAGTGTACTTCACAGTTATGAACGCTCTGCGGGTTCACCGTCTCTCATATCCTGTAGAGCGTTCATAAGTGTGAAGTGATCTTGTGGTTAATTTGGTATGTACGGCGGCGCACTGCGGTTTCGCTTCACACCTCAAATAATAGGACCCTTCCCACCTGCAGAAAGCAGGGCGCGTTTAGGGACAATTAGTCTTACAGCGCTTAATTATCAGAAAGATAATGCGTACCAGTGTAGGGCGCTGTTTTCGGGAAATTGACAGCAAAATAATTTCCCACCATGTAGAAGCGACAGAGAGGTTCAAATCCTATCTTCTACACCATTATTGCACAATAGCTTAATTGGTAAGAGCGTACGGCTCATAACCGTAAAGGTGTAAGTTCAAGTCTTGCTTGTGCAACCAGTTTTAGCGGTTTGATACTGTGTCGCCATAAAAACAACAGTATTACTGCGCATAAGAGTGTAGCTCATGCACCTAGCGCAACGTCGTGCATCCGACAGGTACCGTTCTAAAGTTTTGAACGAAATCAGAACTAATGAGCAGTTACATCAATATGGTCTATTTAAAAGCGTGCCTCTTTTCCTAATTTGAGGGGCACGCTTTTTCCGTTTTTGCAACCAGCTTCAAACGAGTTAAACACATATGCCAAGACCAAGAAAATCAAAGCTGTTCGATAATTCACAGCTTTTTATACCACGTAGAACCGTCCAGGCGCTCGATTCGCTGGAGAAGGTGCGTAAGGCCTTCGCATTACCCGCTAACGCTTCAGGTCTAAGTCAGGAAAACCGTATGGCTATGGATTCAGCCTTTGACGATGCAGGCGGTTATTCAGCGATCTATGAATCCTTTCAGCAGCACGCAACGGAGTTAGGTCAGTTCCCTATGACCTCTTTTGTAGGTTATGGAGCACTGCAGCAGATCGCCCAGCAAGGCATGATTAGAGCTTGCATACAGACCGTAGCGGACGATATGACCCGTAAATGGATTGATCTTAAAGCTGGTGAAGATACAGACGCCGAAAAGCTTGACCGCCTAAAAGATTTAATCGAAAACAAGTATCACTTAAGACAGGTATTCCATAAGGCCTTTGCCACCACAGGATACATGGGTGGTGCTTTAATATTCGTGAAGGTCGGACTTGACAACAAGACCGCAGATTTAAAGCTGTCATTTACAGATGTGAGTGCAGAACTTAAGCAGGGTGAGACTTTAAGCTTTATCGTTGTTGATCCTGTCAACTGCTCTCCAGCTGACTACAACTGCATCGACCCTCTCCAGGAAGACTACATGCAACCTAAGCGTTGGTACGTCTTAGGTACTACGGTAGATGCGTCACGCTTAATTCCTGTAGTCGATAACGAGCCACCTGTACTGTTGAAGCCTAACTACAACTTCTTAGGCATTCCGCAGGCCCAAATCCTGTGGGACTATGTAATGCACTTTAATGACTGTCGCGTAAGCACCGCAAGACTGCTAAACAAGTTAAGTCTGCTTGTGGTGCAAACAGACATGGATGCCGTGCTTACAGACCCTAACGGTGTTGCAAATTTCGACACCAAGATGGACCTTTTAGCACGCTACAGAAACAACGATGCCGTTTTTGTCTGCGACAAGGACACCGAAGGCGTTATGAACGTACAGACTAGCATCGCAGGCTGTACCGACATCGTACGTCAGAGCTTGGAAATGGTTGCAGCTATTAACCGAACTCCTGCCGTAAAGCTCTTAGGCATTAGTCCGAGCGGATTCAATGCCACAGGAGAGAGCGACATCACAAACTACTACGACTACATCCACTCCAAGCAGGAACTGCACCATGACGAGATTCAGAAGTGCCTTGACGCAATTCAGTTAGTTGAGTTTGGTCACGTCGATCCTTCAATCAGTTTCGAGTTCGTTCCTCTGTCCGAGGAGAATGCGGCATCTAAAGCTATGACCGCTCAGACAAGAATAGGTGCGCTAACTCAGCTTGTTGATCGCCAAATCATGAGCGCTGAGGAGTTAAGACAGGCAGTAAAACAGGATGACACCCTTGGGCTCTCAATGTTGCCTGACGAGATGCCGGAAATGCCTGACGAGCAGGACGACTTCAAGACTGATGACCCCCAGCAGAACCTGTTCAGTGGTATGAGCTCATCACAGACCGAGGATCCTGACAATGGTGAAGAAGGTAAGACTCTGTAGAGCAGTAGAGTCTAACGTAGGTGAACGCAGAGCCTACAAGAAGCAGCTTGTCAGAGTTCAGAAGGACTTTCAAGCCTATGTGTTAAACGAAATCTTTCAGGAGCTCGAAAGACAAAACGCTTTAACCACAGATGCCAAACTTCCTACAGTGCCAAATCTTAAGGAGCTCAAGCGCAAAACGCTCAAGCTCCTAAGACGCGGTGTTGAGTTTGAAAAGTTCTTGCAGGATCTCATAGCCAAAAACTCAAAACACTGGCTGGATGCGTTACGGCAGGTTTCATCTGGTGTTGCGGAGCGTTTCGTGAAGAAGGCTATGACATCCTCTACTAATGCACAGAAAGCTGCACTTATTGCTGCAGGCGTAAAGCCATCACTGATTAAAGAACGCTGGTCGGTGCCTGTTGTAGGCCGACAGTACTTAAGCCCTAACGCTGCGTCTGCCATGCCCTCAATGATTAAAGAGAATGTGGAGCTTATAACTCACATCGGTGAGAACGATATCACTCGCATATCTGAAGTGCTGACTAAGGGCCTACAGGAAGGTATGGACTACAACGCCTTAAGGCAGGAGCTTAACGCAACTAATGGCTTTGACGGCGCCCGAGCAGACAGAGTGGCGCTTGACCAGATCAACAAAATCAACCAACAGGTGCAGATCATGAATGCGCAGTCACTAGGCTGTACGCATGCACGCTGGAAACATGTGCCAGGGCAGTACACCTCACGCAGAACGCATATGGCCATGGATGGAAAGGAGTTCAATCTCAACGAAGGCCTATACGACGAATCGGTACAGCGAAATGTTATCCCAGGTCAACTTCCGTTCTGCAGGTGTACCTCGAGGGTCATTATTCCAACGGAGGCAACAACAGAATGAAAAAATTAGTCTATGACAGGTCTCCCGTGGACTCTGTCAGAACTGTAGATGACAACGGCTACTTGCATGTTGGAATAAGCAACATCACTAAAGAGCAGGTGGCACCTTATCTGGGTAGCGAAATCCCAGGCTTTGAAAAGCTGGGACTGAAACCGGACGAAATTTATAACGTCTACCGACCGGCATCCGAGCTGTCAAAGCCTGCGACGGTGGAAAGCCTTAACGGCATACCAGTACTTTTAAAGCATGCCGAAGACTCAGCCGAGGCCCCAGCTTCAAATCGCGTGGGCTCAACAGGCACTGATGCCAAGTGGGAGCCTCCTTATTTAACGAATTCTCTGCATATTCAGGACGCTGATGCAATAAGACGCATCAACGACGGAACCATGCGTGAAATATCAATGGGCTACTTCTACACTCCTGTCTTAAGACATGGAGAGTTTGAAGGTGAGCCTTACGACGTAGTAATGACAGACATCTCATGCAATCACGTAGCTCTTGTTGAAGAGGGCAGAGCCGGACATGACGTGTCCGTTAAAGATTCAACTTTAACTCTTCCTGCCGGTGGTGGTAAGGAAGAACCAAAAACATCATCGGAACTTAAACAGGAGAACGACGATATGAACGAGAAGGAGAAGGCACTAGCCGAGATCTTGGAGATCGTGGCCGGTGCAGGTATTGATCCTGAAGCTTTCAAGCAGAAGCTTGATGCGGTCATCAACATTAAAGATGACAGTCAGGCAACTGATGAGGACACCGAAGAGTCTAAGGCTTTTGCCGAAGGCGTCGAGTACGGTGAAGAGAAAGAAAAGGAAGAACCTGAGAAGCTAGATCGCGAGCATGAGTCAGAAGGCGAAGAACGCTATCTAGAAGAGAAGAACGAGGCCGAAGACGGCGACGACGTCAACGAAGAAAACGACTTAACCGCAGACGCAGAAGAAGCTCTACAGTCATGTGGCTTAGACGCCGACGACCCAACCGTAAGTGCAGCCTTTCAGCAGGGCTTCGCCTCAGGCGTGTCTTATGGTGAAGAGAAAGAAAAGGACGAGCCAAAGAAACTTGACAGCGAGCATGAGTCAGAGGGCGAAAAGAAAGCTCTGGGACAGGACTCCGCAGCCAAGATTGGTGCCATGGTAAGAGCTCAGGTCGAGGCTAAGTTTGACGCAATTCAGGAAACTTCAAAGAGCTTAGGCCGTGTGCGTGTGTCTGCCTTTGATACCGCAGCCGATGTTTACAGAGCTGCGTTAAAGGCTGAAGGCGTAAACGTAACAGGTTTAGCTAAGAGAGAATGCCGCGCTGCTTACCGTGCTCTCATGATGGGACGTCAGTCAGCTAAGCGCGTAGCTGCAATGGACTCTAAGCCAAGCAAGCCTGATGCACTAAGCAAAATGCTAAATTCAATCAGAGTAGGAGAATAATTGATATGCCATTACAGAAATCAGTAGGTAATTCCTACGCACTGGGCGTGCCAGGTCAGCAGGTCGTAGTAGGCCAGGCTGAGTACGCTTCATACAATCCATTATCAGACGGCACCGTGAAGGCTGGTACTTTCTGCTTTAAGAAAGCGGGCACCGGTAACGGTGAAGCTTTTGCTCACGCATCCGCAACCGGAGCCGCCAGCGATCTGCCATTAGGTTTTGTTGAAAGAGTGGTTGACACATACATTCCAACCGTTGGCGCAGATGCCACTGAGATTTATCCTGCGGGTGCAGCACTAACCGTTGCTATTCGCGGTCAGTTCTACTTCACCGCACCTGCAGCGATCACCTCAGACGGCTTAAAGATCGTTGTCAACCCAACCACAGGCGCTCTGGCTGTAAAAGCGGCCGCTGAAACAGGTGAGGTCGACACCGGCTGGACATGTCGTATCCCTAACGGCGGAGCTTCTGCAGCTAAGGACGACATCGTGATCGCAGAACGCTTTTAATTAAGGAGCTTTATATAATGTCAAATTTATTTAACCAGGCTAAGGATCTAGGTATCTCAGCTCCTTACGCCAAGGGTTTTATGGCCTACGACGACGTGAACGGCCAGGTAGTTGTTAACACAAAACGCACCGCAGCACAGCTTGCAATGGATGCCACATTAACACCTAACGTAGGTATTCCTGCTGCGTTAACCACTTTCCTGTCACCTGAGGTTGTCTCTGTTCTGGTTTCACCTAACAACGCCACCAAGCTGGCGGTCGAAACCAAACGAGGAGACTTTACCACTGACTTCTATCAGTTCCCTGTAGAAGAGATCGTGGGCGGTGTACAGCCATACTCAGACTACGATCACGCTGTATCAACAGATGTGAACTACAACTATCCTTCACGTGAGAACTTCCGTTTCCAGACCTCGATTAAATTCGGTGATCTTGAAGTCGCAAAAGCATCAGTAGCCAAGGTTGCTCTTGTGGCACGTAAACAGCGCGCAGCTGCTTCAACCATCGCAAAGGCAGCTAACAAGTTCTACCTGTTCGGCGTTCAGGGTAAAGCCTTATATGGTTTGCTTAACGATCCAAATCTGAACGCAACCATTTCGCCTATAAATGTAGACTCTAACTCTACCTGGTCGGCTAAGACCGCGGCAGATGCAGGCAATTCAGCAAATCTTGTATATGCAGACATCAACAAGCTTGTAAATGAGCTGTCAACAAAGGCAGGTGGCTACTTTGACGCCAACTCACCTATGATTTTAGGCATTTCAAATACTAAGTTCCAGTATCTGTCTATGGCTAACACTTATGGCGTAACCGCGTTACAGCTAATCAAAGCCAACTATCCTAATCTGACAGTCGAGCAGGTACCTGAGCTGTCAACCGCAGCCGGCGATATGCTGTATTTAACCCTAAAAGAGGTCGACGGCGTATCTGTAGCAGAAGCTGCATACTCTGAGAAGTACATCCTGGGCCGTTTAGTTGCTCATGAGTCAGCCTTCTCACAGAAGGCCTCAGCCGGTACCTATGGTGCAGTGATCAAGCAACCTGCTTTCATTGCATCCATGACCGGTATCTAGTCAATACCCTTTAAAGACACATCCACTTAAGGCTCCGAGAAATCGGGGCCTTTTTTTATTTACGCAATTCTTGGAGACAGACAAATGACATTAAAGAAAGTAACAGCAACCACTAAAGGTCAGATAGTAGGTGCGACCACCGACAGGTCACAGACTGAAGCTCTTTCAGGTGCAAATGTAGTAACTCTGCGCGTTTCTTTAAGGCACCCTCACAAGTTCGATGACTTGCCAGATGGCAGGGGTGGATTTAAGGAAGTTGTACTGCCAGGTCTTGACGACAATTTAAGAGGTAAGTCAAGCGGCATCTTAACCGTTGAAGGCAATGCTGTATTTTTCCAGCTTCCTCGAGAGGACTGGGACTGCATTAAGAAGAATCACGGGCAAGAGCAGATGTTTCTACCCTGGCACGGCAATCCTCCTTTAGTGGCAGAGATTGAATCAGTAAACGCGGCTAAATCAGGCGCCTATAAAGATGACATCGAGGCTACCGATACAGGCTTAGCACCGCAGGACCCGGCAAAGCTGAATGTGACCGAAGCACCAAAGTCTGAATAAGCAAGGACCTAAGGCATGAGCAGTGTAGTGTTTGACTATGAAGAGTTTATAACTCGATTTGATCATATCGGTAAAGCTGTCGCAGACGGCAAGCTTACAGAGACAAGCGTGACCGCTGCTTATGACTCTATAGCGTCATGGCAGGGCGCAGACGATAACAGCATCTATCCTTACGACCCTGAAAACGGCATCACGTTAAGAAAAGATGTGCTGTACCTCATGACTTGTCACATTCTCACTCTTCAGCTGTGGTCGGGAACTGGTCAGAGCGGAAGAATTGCAAGCGCCTCACAGGGCAGTATCAGCACAAGCTTTGACCTACTAAAGTCAAGTAAAGACATTCCTAACTATTGGTATCAGACTCCATGCGGTCAGCAGTTCTGGATGATGACATCTGCATACAGAAAAGGTGGCCGTCTTTTTGGTGTTCAGAATTACCACCCATGGGGTTAGCATGGCCAGAGTTGACATTAAGCTCACAGGGCTTGAGAAACTGCACGCACAGATTAAGCGCGCTGGAAATCAGAAGGTTGAAATAGGCATTCTTGACGGAGCTACATATCCGAACGGCACCCCAGTTTCAAAGGTTGCCTGCTATCTTGAATACGGCTGGACGCAGAATGTGACCGCTCGACAACGTGGGTGGTTTTCCGCACAAGGCATTCATTTAAAGTCCGATACAGTTCTGCATTCACCGGCCAGGCCTTTCTTTGCGGCTACATTTAACGCGAATCGAGCCAAGTGGATTAAGTTAGGTCAGACCTCTCTAAAAGGCCTTGCAAGCTCTGAAAACGCCTTAAACAAGATCACTAGGGCTCTGCAACTTCTCGGAATGACCGCACAGCAGGATCTTCAGGACGCTGTCATAGATGGCGGAGTGGGTGGCAACAGCTTTGCTTCAAGATCACCTTTAACCACACTGCTGTATGGCAACCTCATGCACGCGGGCGGTCATAGAACCGACGGCACGCCTAACCAGACAACGAGCGGAAAGCCTTTGTACAGAACCGGCATACTCGAGTCATCAATAGCTTTTAACATCGTGAAGGAATAAAACATGAATCTGCATGAAATTGTACGAGGTGCGATCATACGCATTCACGATGACCAGGACTTCACTCTTTTGCGAAGTTTGCCCTCTGAGGTTAAAAACGGTGTTCGCTTAGCCCAGTACCTGAGAGTTGAAGGGCTCGTGGGAAACTTTCAATCCGAAGGTGATGCCGCACTTAACTACTCTAATAACGCTGCACAAAACACCATCGTCCGAAAGCTCTATCTGTATGCAACAGATGACAGAGCCACAAGACCCTGGACAGCGTACAGACCGCTTGCGAGGTCCGGAGATTACGTAGTCAACGATAAAGGTGAATACTGGAAGGTTGATGCAGTCGTTGAGGATTTCTCAGACGATGGCTGGGAACTGCTGCGAGTGACCCTGCAGCAGACACCGCCAAAACTCTCAATAGTAGAGCCTGAGGCAGAAAAAGATCCTAACATCGACGAGGAGTACAGCAATGGAGGATAAGATCACTTATTCATACCGCAATCTCATATCAGCGCTGTACGAGTTTCTCTGTACTTATATCACGCCTGAGGTCGATCCTTCACAGGTGCTCACAGGCGATGCGCAGAATATGGTCCTTCCTGAAAATGAAGACTATATCATATTTACTGTAGTCTCTCAGAGGCGACACGGCACGACCGCTGAGCATTACGATGCTGATTCAGAAACGCTAGCGCTTAAAGAGCTTAATGAAGTCACGGTCAAGGTTGACTGCTATGCGGACAGCACCAACTCAAGTGAAGACGATGCGATTTTAAGAGCTCAGATAAGAGCCAACAATTTGCACACGCTGTTCAGGTCAAGTGTAGCGCCCGAATTCTTCAGACGTTATGGCATCTCTGCACTGTACGCAGATGACGCCACCAACACGACACTGGTAAGCGACTCTAATCAGTATCTGCATCGCTGGTCAGTTAACCTCCACTTAAGCTTTAAAAATACGGTAACGATCCCACAGCCTGGCTTCACCAAGATGCAGGTTGTGATGAATTCAATAGTTACCCAAGAAGAAGCTGAAAAAGATCCTATTGGCGCAGGAAAGCTTCACGTCTGCGACGTAGATGTAAAAATACCTAATTGAACAACCAGGAGGCCTTATAATGGCAATCTCAGCATCCCAGATCGTGCAGGTTCAGCCCCGCATTCTGTCAGGTACCGGCAACGATCTAGTTTTTAATGGCCTTGTCTTAGACAAGAGCTCCCTATTACCTACCGCGGAGCCTGTATCGTTCGGCTCTGCAGATGCAGTAGGTGAGTACTTCGGTACCGAATCCGACGAATACAAGTTTGCGTCTGTATACTTCGGCGGATACACCAATTCGCAGATCAAGCCTAGTCTGCTCTACTTATACAGACTGTGCCCTGATGGAGCAGCACCTTTTGTAAGAGGCGAAAGCCTGAAACCTGCGGAAGCTCTGACCGAGATCAAGAAGATTAACTTAGGCACATTCAACTTCACACTGAATGGCTCTGAGGTCATTCTCTCGGACGTTGATTTGTCGGCTGCTACCTCTCTGTCTGACGCTGCCACAGTGTTGAATCAGGCGCTGCTGGATAAGTCAGCAGCCGCAACAGTTACTTTCAGCTCACTGACTAATTCATTCACACTTGCAGGAACCGAGATCGGAAAAGAAAAATCAGTATCTAAGCCCACCGGAACCGTGGCTGATGCTTTTGGCCTGTCGACTGAAACCTCCCTAGTTTCCGCAGGTGCCGATGCAATGTCAGTGACCGCAACCATGAACGAGCTGACCGCGAAATTCCAGAACTTCGTAACTTTCACCACTTTAGAAGAGCCTTCAGATGAAGACGCTCTACTTCTGTCACAGTGGGTATCGGCTAACGCCAGCGCCGGCACTATGTATCTATACGTCATCTGGGACAGCGCAAAAGCCAACCTCGACGCGAACAACAAGACTGTAATCGCAGAGAAGATTAGAGAGCTTAACGCTACAGGTGTCTGCGTTGTATACCCTAAAGCAGCTATCGCCGCCTTCGTGATGGGAACCGCCGCATCTATCGCTTGGGATCAGACTAATGGCACTATTACCTTTGCGTTTAAGGCTCAGTCAGGCCTAGGCGCTGATGTGACCGATACCCAGGACAGTATCGCTCTGCTAGCTCACGGAGTTAACTACATTGGCAACTACGCTACCAGAAACGACAGCTTTGTGTTCTTCTATAACGGTCAGATGTTTGGTGAGTGGTCATGGATAGATACCTATCTGAATGCCTGCTACTTATGTAACAAGTTACAGGTTCAGCTGATGGCCATGTTCACCTCTAATCGCAGGATACCTTACACTCAGGAAGGCTACGCGATCATTAGAGCCAACTGCAGAGATGTAATCGAATCTGCAATTAACAACGGCGTTATTAACAAGGGTGTCACCCTGTCAAATGCTCAGAAGTCAGTGCTGACCTCAGAGCTTGGTGGTGACTTCTCAGACGAGATCTACAACAACGGCTACTACCTGCAGGTGCTTGACGCTACAGCTCAGGCAAGACAACAGCGAGTATCGCCACCTTGCAATCTTGTATATACCTATGGTGGCGCAGTGCAGAAGCTGACACTTCCTGCCATTGCAGTGGTTTAACGGAGGAAATATAAATGGCTTTTGATATTACTAGCGCTAATTCGACACTGGTCTTAACCGTCGAAAATTTATACCCAGCAGGCGTAAAAATCGAGGGTTTCTCTACCGATAACAGCTTCGCCATGGACGACGACACTATCGCTGAAACCCACATGGGCGTAGACGGCAAGCTGACTGCTGGTTTCACTCCGAGCGAAAAGAGCGTGACTATAACTCTTGATGCTGGCTCACCTTCCTATGAAGTTCTCTGCAATATCTACAATATGTCAAAGACCAATATGACTGTATTAGATACTTCAATGCAGATCACAGTTCCTGCCCTAGGAAAGGAATTCAGCTTTAAGAACGGTGTGATGGTGACAGGGCACCCACTGCCAGCCGGTGAAAAGGTTCTAGGTAACACCAACTGGACCTTTCACTTCGGTAAGTTTGACGCATCATCAATTTAAAAGATCGTCCACAAGACGCGCGTAAGTTAAGCCCTGCTTCATTGTGGGGCTTTTTTATTTGAGGACTAAAAATGAGAACATCAAAAAACATAACCATTACTGATAATGGCAATAACTACAATTATGTTCTGACCAAGATGTCAGCTTTAAATTTGCAAAAATGGACTGCCAGAGCTTTCGCTGTACTGATTGAAACCGGCATCTTAGAACAGGAAGCGGTAAGCAATGACTTCTTAACCAATTTAAAAGCAGTATTCTCTAAATTCAGCGGTGATACTTTAAGCCACTTGGGTAGAGTCAACTGCGACAAGCTCGACGCTCTAGTGTTAGATCTTATAGGCAAGACCGCAGAACGCGTGGTAGGCGCAAGTAAGATTAAGGTTACTGAAACCGACCTTGACAGCACCCTCGAGAACTTAAGCTCTCTATTAGAGCTCGAAAAGGAGTGCCTTTTTATAAATTTTCCGATGTTTGCAGACGTCAAACCGTCAGACTTCCAGTCCTCAGACCAGACGGAAAAACCTACTACCAAACAGCGAACATTGATAAGACCTTCTCGATCTTAATCGCAAACAGGCTCGCGACCCTTCGCGAGCTTGAAGAGTACTACTCTATCGACGATGCGCTTGACATTCTCGAATGCTGGTCAGTCAATCAGTTCAACAGATATATAGCGCAAAAGCCAGACAAACAGAAGAGGTTCTAAATGGCCACAATCTCTGACATGATTAAAATTCAGCTGGGACTTGAAACTGCAGAGTTCAACAAGTCTCTGCAGAAGTCTAAAGAGAACATTCAGAAAACCTCCTCTGAGCTGGCCAAAGGCGCTGATCAGGTGGCTGGCAAGGCCATAGGTCAGATCGCAGGCATTGCCAGAATGGTGGCCGCACCTCTTGCAGGCGCGATGTCCATAGGCGCAATGATTAAGTCGTACTTTGGCGGCGTGGCTCAGGTAGCACAGATGACGGGGGCTTACAGTCCTCAGCTTGACGAGTGGCGCAAAAAGAGAGCACTGCTAAACCGCGTTACGGCTGAAGACATTCAGCTCTACAAGAAAAGTCGCGAGGCCTTAACCAAGTTTCAGATAACCCTGGCTGACATCTCAGCTAAGGTTATGAGACAGGCGTCTCCTGCCTTTAAATATTTTGTTGAAAAGCTCGAAAAGGTCAGCGAGTGGATGGATGCCCACAGTGACGACATCGTTCGCTTTATCACGGTTCTCGCAGGAGTTATCGCGACCGCGCTTACACCAGCGCTCTTAAAAATGGCCGCTGCTTTGCTGTTCAATCCTATCACCTGGATTGTTGCCGCACTTGTAGGCCTAGCGATGGTGATTGACGATCTCATCGTTTGGCTTCAGGGCGGAGAGTCTGCACTTGACAGCTTCTGGTCGCAGTTCGGCTCCCGCGAACAGGTTCTCGCGAAGATACAGGCAGCCATTAAGCTGACCGTAGCAACGCTTGAATCTATGTGGGAATCGCTCAAAGCCGGAGTAAAGGCTGCGGTTGACTGGTTCGGTGAGTTCTGGTCAAGTTGTAACGGTACAGAGCGGGTAATCAACACGCTGAAAGATGTCTTTCATTCAGTTGTTCAGACCGTGAAGGATGTTATAGCCATCTGGGATGCACTTGTCGATAGCATGAAAAAGACAGGCTTTCTTGATGATCTTGCAAACGCCTTCGATGGCGCACTGTCTTTTATCCTTGGCGCTTTTAAGCTGTTCTTCTCAGCTCTGCAGGCCATCTTTGGTCTTATCAAAGGCCTTTTAACCGGAGATTGGGGGTCTTTTAGAGAGGCTGTTTCAAAGGCAGTAGAGAGCGCAGAAGAAGCCTTTTCAGGCTTACTCAAAATCATAGGCTCCGTGCTTAATCAGCTGTGGGAGCTCTCAAAAGAGATCTTCGGCCGTATAGGCTCATCCCTTACAGGGGTTATATTTAGCGCAGTAGAGGAAGCAAAGAACTCTCTCTTAAGTCTGCTTGCATCTGTTCAATCAATCATAAATCGAGTGGAGGAACAGGTACAAGAGATCTTAAGTAAGATCGGAAACTCAATTAAGGACACTATATCTGACGCTATAGACGGCATAAAGGCTGCTTTTACAGGCCTACTCGATACAGTTAAAACGGTCCTAACCCAGATATGGGAGTCAGCAAAAGAGATCTTCAACCACATCGGAACCGCGCTAAAAGAAGCTTTAACACCTGACCTCGACAAATGGGGTAAAAAGCTCAACCCGGCAAACTGGTTCTCTGATGATGCTGATGAGAAAAAAGAAAGCGATACCGAGACCGATACACGAGCTGAATCTGTTGTTCAAACGCAGTCAAAGGCACCTGCAGAGGCAGAAAGGGAAACAAGAACCACACCGAGGTACGTCTTCTCTGACCTAAGTCAGATGCAGAGTTCAGGACAGGCAGCAGAACGCAATGTTGTGAACAACAGCTCTAAGCTGAATCGTACAAGTGTCGACAGTCATGCAACAGTCAACATTACGACTAACAATCCTGCGGTAGCAGGCGCAGTAGTGGAGCAGGTGGCACCTGTCGGAGACAGCTCAGCTTACGTTGATCAGAGCGTTGTTGCTATATCTTAATCTTAAGGAGGCGGCATGGCAGATTTTCTCGACGGAAATTCAAGCCTGCAGGATACACTCAGTAATGGGGCAGGAGCTGTAGCCGGAAAGGCGATAAAGTATGGCAACAAGTGGCTTGATCATAAGATTAACTTCGGTATTAACTACGCGAAGAACTATGCCCGACAGTTCGACTTTCTAGGTATACTGCCTGAGCAGTGGACTCTGCTGGACAGCGAAGGTGAGAAAGCGTTTGATTTCGACAGCTTCGCCAAGCTTAATTTAAAATCCGAAAGTAAAATCATTCAGGCTCCCGTCGAGAGGGGGAGTTTCGTGATGTACAACAAGCTCAATACACCACTTGAGCTTAAGTGCGTTCTCATTAAGCAGGGTCTACCAGAAGAGCTTCAGACCTATGTCGATGCGCTCCTTGACTACGCGGATAGCACAAATCTGTTATCGATAGTCACACCTGATAAGGAGTACACGAACATGAACCTTGTCTCGGTAAGCTTTGATCGCTCCGCAGAAGGAGGCGTTAATCTCATCATGGCAGACTGCGCCTTTACCGAGGTAAGACAGGTTACACCTGAATACACGTCAGCTCGAGTCGCTAAAAAGGTCAATCGTGGCCGACAGCAGGGCAAACCGAGATCAATGCTCTCTTATATCAAAGGAGGTTTTAAGTGATTGAAGTACCTCTGACCGCAACGCCTAATCAGGAGGTCTCTGTAGAGCTTGACGACCAGGATTGTACGGTACAGGTGCGACAGCTTGGATCGTACACCTTTCTGTCTCTATGGCTTGATGCCGATTTAATCGCTGAAAACGCTATCTGTATGCCAGGTGTCGCTATCCTTCAGGGGTACATTCCAAAGTTTAAAGGAAACTTTGTACTGGTGGATTCGTCAGATCCTGAAAAGCAACAGTTATCGGACTACCGAGAACTCGGATCGCGATTCCTTCTTCTTTATCTTACAGAGGCCGAAGTGAATGAGCAGTCTCAATCTGTATGACGCGAAAGCAAAAGCGCAAAAGCCGAACGGTAATACTTCATTCAGGCGTCGCAAAATTAGAGTTCAAATAACACTGTCAAAAGGACGTTTTAAGAATAAAGAAGGCAATTCGATCGTACTTGATGACTTTGGCGTCGTGGTGAAAATCGACAAGAGCGGACCCCCTGAATTTGGCAAGGCCAGCCTCGAAATTTATGGCTTAAGCCTTGACGTAATGAGTCAGCTGTCAACTCTTAGCATGCGTCCGCTTTTCACGAGACGAAACTATGTCAATGTTTTCGCAGGTGATGAATTCTCGGGCATGTCGCAAGTGTTCGCAGGTTCAATCACAAGCGCGTCAGCTGACTTCAATGGCGCTCCCGAGGTCAAATTCAAGATCGAGGCCCGTATAGGCTATTTCGGTTCTGTGACGGCGCAGGGGCAAGGTGTCGTCAATGGCACACAGCCTGCATCCGCTTTTATCGCACTCCAGGCAAAAGCTGCAGGACTTAACTTTGAAAATCAAGGCGTAAATGCAAGCATTCAGAACTCTGTTTTCACGGGGTCTCCAATAGAGCAGGCAAGACAGGCAGCAAACCAGATTGGTGCAGAGCTTATCATCGACGATGAGAAGATGATCTTAATCGGTAATGGTAAGAGCCTAAAAGGAAATGTACCTGTGCTATCTGCAACTTCGGGACTGCTGGGATATCCTGTCATGACGCAAAACGGTATCGAATGCAAAGCTATCTTTAATCCAAATTTCAGATTTGCAGGTCTCGTCGAGATCAAGTCGATGGTGCCAAAGGTCTCAGGACAGTGGCGCATTATCAAGCTCTCTCACAGCCTGGCTGCGAACCTTCCCGGCAATGGGCAGTGGGAGAGCAGCATAACCGCATACTACCCATCTATGAGTGGCGCTATAGGCCGTTTCATGTAAGGAGCTATCAGTGAACGATTCAGATATCAGTGCTGTAAACAAACGACCGCTCCATGGCGTGTATACTGGAAACTCCCCCTATAACGCTACACAACAGCAGATTGATGCACGACTGCAGAAAATAGAAACCGCTTTTGTGGCTAAGATTGACAGCTGTCAGAGCTCAGGTATCGCGGGGGCTAAAACAGTTAGCGCCACACCATTGACGCAGATGACCGATGGCAATGGTAATGGCTATCAGTCTCCGCCTTATCCTTCTTTGCCCCACTACAGAATCCAGCAGGGAAAGGGCGCAATAATCATGAACCCAAGACCTGGCGATGTTGGTGTCTTTGTCTGCAGTAAAAGAGACATCTCTAAGATTTCTGTTTCAAACAAATCACCGGCACCGCCAGACTCCACTCGAAGTTTTTCATGTTCTGACGCTGTAATGGTAGGAAGCATCCACACTGAGACACCGACATACTACATCTCATTTGAAGACGACGACAAGATCTTAATTCATGCTCCTGCGGGAGTGACGATTGAGAGTGATGCTTTCGTAGAGGTAAAAGCCCCTAAGGTTACGGTAAGGGCCGATACTGTAACGGTTACTGCGTCTCAATCTGTCACAGTAAACTCACCCGAGATCACTCTGAACGGCCATGTCACCGTGACCGGAGGCATTAACGTGGGGGGTGGTCAGGGAGCTATTGTTTCCGGAAATGTCAAGGTAGACCAGGACGTAACCGCTGGCAGTATATCTCTTCGTAGTCACGTTCACGGCGGTGTTCAGTCCGGCAACTCGACTACATCTGCACCCCAATAGGAGCATAAATATGTCATCAGCTCATACTCTTACGCTCGATTTTGACTGGGACCTTCACGTTGATCCTGCCGGAAACCTTCCTGTAAGTTTTGAAGGCTACAGCATAGCGCAGAACGTGGCTAACGCATTCAGACTGTTCACAAACGACGCCTGGTACTTCCCTGAAAAGGGAATAGCGCATTTTTTAATTGAACTCAGAAAGGGTCCTAAACTGAACGTACTCAAGACAAGACTTAAGCAGGCGGCGCTTGCAGTAGAAGGCGTAGCTGATTGCGAGGTATCGCTACTGCATTTTGAAGATCGCGACTTAAGCGGTCTCGCCACTATAACGCTGACTAATGGAGATAAATTCGATGTTGCAATTTAACCCTAATACAGGTTTTTCAGTGTCGGAAATATCCGACATTCGAGACGAAGTAGCGCAAGACTGGGTGGAGGCATTCAAGGAGGAGGGAAAACCGGAGCTCAACACTGACCCTGAAACGCCACAAGGACAGATCATCGACTCCGAGACTGCAGCCGTGCATCAGAAAGATACGGAACTCGCATTTCTGGCACAGATGTTCAATCCTCAGACAGCCTCGGGCCGATGGCAGGACGCCCTTGCAAAGATTTACTTCTTAAACCGAAAGCCTGCGATAAACTCTAGTGCTGTCTGCACCTTAACTGGTCTTGCCAATACCATTGTTTCAGCAGGATCACAGATTAGATCAAGCTATGATCAGACAGTATGGACTCTTGCCGAAACCGTGACAATCGGAGCGAACGGCAAAACTACAGGACACTTTACATGTCTGAGTGAAGGGTCTATCCAGGCGGGTCCCGGAACCCTGACCCAGATTGTGACAGCGGTTCCCGGCTGGGATATGGTTACCAATCCTGCCGCAGCCGAAGTAGGGCAGTTAGCCGAAAGTCAGTCAGCGTTCGAGTCAAGACGCTACAGGTCTGTGGCGCTAAACAGTCGCGGTACCACGTCAGCAGTTTATGCGCGAGTTGCTGAAACACCTGGTGTGATAGCTACATATGTTACAGACAACAAAGCTAACACACCTAAACAGGTCGACGGTTACACGCTTAAACCACACTCAATATTTGTCGCTGTTATTGGTGGTGCCGACCAAGATATAGCAGATGCTATGTACCACTCGGTTAGCGCTGGATGTGATTACAACGGCAACACCAGCGTGAAAGTTAAAGATCTGAATTCGGGAGCTATAGAGACCGTACTCTTTCAACGTCCCGTTCAGAGGCCTATCTACGTGCGTGTCTTTCTGCAGGATGACGGAGCCCTGCCTAACGGTTACGAGGCGACCATTAAAGAAGCCGTAATAGCGAACTTCTACGGCTCTGATACCTCTGCAACCATTCAGGGTAACGCGATCCTCCGTGCAACAATGAACAGCGATGTCTACTCAAGCAGGTTCATGCCCTCAATCCTAAACCGAGGTATAAATCAGATCTTAAGGGTAGAACTTTCTAAGGACAACAAAACATGGACAGATTTTGTTCACATTCCTATAGATAAAGATCCTGTGATCACTGACAACGAGATCACAGTGACCGTCCAAAAGTGAGGCGCTTAATGAGTGAAGATAATGAGTTTCATATAGAAGCTACGATTCAGTCTCAGTACGCTGCATCTCCTCATCTACGAGCACTAATTGACAGCTTCTGGAGAGCTGTTAACCCCAAAGAGGGCATCGACTTAATCTACACTAAGATGATTGATGTCGATACTGCCGAAGGTTTTGGCCTTGACGTGTGGGGGCGCATTGTAGCGATAAATCGCGAAAACCTGGCAGTGAATGAGAAGAACCGTTACTTGGGGTTTACTCCTGTAGCGGGTCAGCAGAACACTCGACTTGACACGATGGACAACGCTCCTTTCTACGAGCCTGTCGAAGGTCACGTGAGGTTGGATGACGCGGCGTACCGCACATACATTAAATGCAAAGCAATGCTAAACATCGGTGACTCAACCCTCGCAAGCATTAACCTGCTCCTAAAAGGACTCTTACCTGAAGCTAACATCTGCTGCATTCATCCAGATACCATGCTACTGCGACTTATCGTACGCGCAAGGCTATCAGAAGCGGACAAGAGATCGATTCTCGCCTTGCCCTGGTTACCGGCTGGGGTCGGACTTGAGTTCTATCGTCTACATGCTCCGATCTTCGGGTTCCGGGGGTCTGGGCTGAATCCGTTTAAGTGTGGCACCTTCGCCACATCAAAACCAGTTAATATTGAAGAGGAAACAAACTAATGGCTATATTCAACGAACCTGCCCAATGGGACCACGCATTAGGAAGCAAAGCTGATGTGCGTACACTGCCAGATGACACCTCTGCGACGACTGGTCTGGCCTCGCTTCAAAAACTGTTCCAGATGATCAATCAGATACCTCTCGACGTCGGTGGTGTTGCGCCCGGCAGACTGGACTTCAATGCTCTGTTTAAGCTCTTAGGTGATTCCATTTACTACGCAATGAACGGCGGTTTGGCATCCTACAACCAAGCATACGACTATCCGCTCAACCGTGTCGTCGTGTACGACAACGGACTGTATAAATGTATCCGCGCCAATGGCCCAGATGCGTCAGTTGTCGTACCGGGCACCAATGATGCTGTATGGCAGAAAATCCCTACTACTAGTGATGTCTCAGCCTTGATTCCGATTGCTACCACGTTCATAAAAGGTATAGTTCAGCTCTGCGATAATATCGATGCGAACGCATCAGATAACACCAAAGCGCTGACACCTTATGCAGTTGCACGACAGAAATATGTCAAATCTGTCAATACGGTAAGGGCTGATGCGTACGGCAACGTATCAATCACTCACGTAAATTCTGCCGCATCCGCCGACTCAGCTACTAAGGCCGCGCAGGACAGTACGGGACAGCAAATTAACACCACTTATATTAAATCGCTTGCCATAAACGGAAGAACGATTACCTACACAAAAGGAAATGGTGCCACAGGTACACTCACCACGCAAGACACAACTTATTCTAAGCTCAGTCAGTTCCGGAATGATGTCGGTTACATCACAAGCGCAGGTTCGTGCGCCTATGCAACCAAGGCAGCGCAAGATAGCACAGGACAGCAGATCAACACTACTTACCTCAAAGCACTGACCCTGAATGGCCGAACTCTTACTTACACTAAAGGCAATGGCACTACAGGCGGCGTTGATTTGACTGCACTAAGCAAGGTGTCACTTCTAAGCGACCGACTCGGGGACGGGACCTGGACGTTAAGCGGTGTCGTGGTCGGCAAACCCATTTTTATAACGCATAACGCCGGTGCTACACCGGGTGGAGCCGTACTGCAGGCGGTTAGTGGCACATCAGACCTGCGCACTCAGCATGGATTTGGTGTCTGGTTCACTATCTATTCCGGCTACATATATGGCGGAGCTTGCGCAATCATCATCCCTACAAGCAGTACTGTCGTGATTAATGTCAGTGCTAGCACCGACGACGGTGATCATTTCAGAGCATATCAGTAAACGCGAGAGGCTAACAATCAATGATTAAGGTTTACAAATACGAAGGCCACTGTGTCAATGTCACATCGACTTTCGATGCGCATAGACTGGAACGCTTAGGAGCGATCGAAGTCAAAGATTTGTCAATCTTTAAGGGTTTCGAGAAAGAGGTCTCGCCGCTAAACACAACCGTTAATGATGATGGCATCATTACTTTTAAACTTGACGTCGAACAGCGGAAAAACAAATCTGACATGCAAAGCGTGCAAAGAGATCTCAATGAGCTGAATCAGTCGCTTGAACAGCTAAAAGAAGCATATCTATCAGCTGTTCTCTGCGGTAATGAAGAAGCTCAGGTAAGAATTAAAGCACAGTATCAGTCAATTCTGAAAGGAGAAGAAAAATGATCTCTGTTCTGGAGGGACGCTGCCCTTACTGTCTGAAGCCTTTAGACAAAAACGGTGACTGCCCTGGACCATGCGCACCAGGTAAACTCAAACGTGACCTAAGACTGAAGCAGACGGCTCTTGACAACGCAAATAAGAATAAAGTTTCTGAACCAGCAGAAAAGGAATAAAAACATGGCTATATTCGATCAACCTAAAACTTGGACTCATGCGCTTGGCAACAACGCAGACGTGCAGGAGCTGCCGGACGACACGGGCGCAACCACAGGCCTTGCCTCACTGCAACGTCTGTTCCAGATGATCACACAGACACCTATCGAAGCGGGTGGTATCGCGCCCGACAGAGTAGACTTCAACTCACTCTTCAAGCTCTTGGGTGATAACGTCTACTTCAGTCAGCAGGGCGGGGTGTGGCTCTATAATGCGCAAGTAGATTATGCCGTCGGAAGGATCGTACTTCACACTGATGGAAGCTTCTATCAGAGCCTTAAAGCGAATGGACCTTCAAGCGCTGTGAAAGCTCCAGGCTCAGACGAAAGCACCTGGACGAAGATCATAACTAAGGCTTCTCTTGACGACAGGCTCGCAACATACAACGCACCGACAGCGTCAAAGCTTCAAACCGCAAGAAGTCTTACCCTGACGGACGGCCTGGGTAACTCCGGCGATGGAGTGGACTTTGATGGCTCAAAAAACGTTACTATTTCACTGCCACCATACATCGCTACTCAGCTTTTAGAAGATAAGACAAAATGCTTCGGCAACGGTTATTACGACGATAGTGATATTACCTCATTAATTTACGCAGGTAATAGCGCGGGCACTATAAGAAATGAAATTGCGAACGGTAACTTCGCAAGAGTGCACCCAGGACAAACAATCAAAGGTAAGGCTACGGGCACCACATACACCGTGGTAGGCTGTAACATCTATCTGCACAGAGGCGATACAGAACTGACACGTAACCATATAGGGCTGATGCCTATTCAACTCGTTGGCAACTCGGGTAATTTGTTATGGTCAGGTAAGGTCTATCAAGGTGCAAGTACTAATAACTCAGCTCAAGGTTACGCTCCGTGGGCTAGCGATAACGAGACAGAAGGCAAAAATCAGACTTCGCGCTATAGAGACAGCTATATAGCTACGACTGTGCTACCAAAAGTCGATAATCTGTGGCTGAAGCCCGATTTTGAAAACCAGGGCATTTCAATTCTGACATTCAGAAACCTTGATGCGATGACATTCGATGCGAATGCCGTCTGTATGTCTAATCCAAACTGGAAAGGTTGCGCCACCAGCTGGTGGTCGACTGACGCCATTAATGGTTGGACCTCTACGCGCTTAGTCCTACCATCTGAGCCTGAGATTTATGGTCACTATGCGTGGGCGGGCTCTTCTTTTGAGAGTGGATCACAGCATACGCAGCTACCTCTGTTCAGGCATAAAGAAATCCACAAGGTATATCCTAGAGTAGATATATGGCTAAAAGATTCAGCCTCTGCGTCTCGTGCGTGTGGTGTCGGCGCTTTTGGCCATGCCCATGGCCTCGACGCTTCGTATGCGTTGCGTGTGTGCCCGCTCTTTCTCATAGCGTAGCGAATCGCGCAGCACTCGGCGGGGCTTGTCCCCGCCCTGCGCGATGCTTGGAAATGTAAATAGAAGCCAACAAAGAAAACAGTTTTTATGTCAAATATTCCAAAATCAAAACGCAAACCAACTCAGTTTCAGTTGTTCATCGATCTTGCAAATATCCGTCATCAGCTGACAGAGTACATCTGTCATGACTTCTCGGATGACAACATTACTTATTTGCGAGGTACAAATACATACAATCCACAACAGTGGCGTTATGAGCACGAAAGACTACTGTTAATTGATACTATCGATCGTCTGCAGCGCTATATCACTGAATCTAACTCAATCTACCCAATCACATTAAAAGAATACTTTGAACGCCGTCGCCTGGCTACATGTGCGATCTCAACAGTTGAATATCTGATACAGGAGCTTCAGTACATCTCGCACGACTTCTCTATTAGAGCCGATAAATACGTAACTACGATACAGACACTTATCTCTTTTGAACAAAAGCTCAAGGCATGGCGTGCATCAACAAAGAGATTTAAGAAGCTAATTAACGATTCTCTCGCACAGATCATTGAAAGCGAAATCAGAAACGTGGATAATGCCACACAGGGTAGTACTCTAACATCAGCCTCTGCGTCTAATGCGTGTAATGTAAGCGCTAATGGCAATGCCAATAACAACAACGCTTCGAATGCGTTACGTGTGTGCCCGATCATCGAGCATTTACTGCAGGTCGTATCTTAATGAGTACTAAGATCAAAGAGCCTGCCTTATGTATCAAAGAGGAGAGTACATTCCTTTCGGCCGTTGCTGATAAAACTGACTGTCTGATGCGTCCTGTTACGACAGTTGATGCTATAAACAGACAGTCACTCTTGTGGGCAAAGGCATTCACTCCACAGGCACTGTTCAAAGCTTTTCATGATCTAAAGAAACCAATCCGTTTTAAGGAGTCTGTTCAGAAATACGAACTTAACGCATTTCGCAATATTGCTGAATTTATTGGCGAATACCAGAACGACACATACCGACTTCATCGTGGCTCTGAGTTCAATCTGTCCGAGCGCGGCAAGATAAGACACATCTGTGCCACTCCAATCTATGATAGAGTACCTGTAAGAAGTTTCTGCGACAATGTTTTAATTCCAGTGCTTAGGCCTTATCTGATTTATGATAACTGTGCAAGCATAAAAGGTCGCGGCATTGATATGCAGCGCAACCGCATTAAGGTACATCTGCAGAAGTATTTCAGGGAGCAGCACTCAAATGATGGCTACATTCTGCAGGGTGATTTTAGTAAATTTTTCGACAACTTAGAACACGACAAAATCGTCAAAGCTATAAGCGAAAAACTTCGGGATGCCGACTCTTTAGCGTTCCTGAAAATGGCACTCAAATCATTCTGTTTAGATTTTTCGCGTTGTCCGGATGAGGAACTTGAAGCTTACAGAAGTGGTGTCAAGATAATTAACTCTCTTAATTTCAGAAAAGCAACTTCTAATACAGCAAAGACAATCGCCAAAGGTGTCGAAATCGGCTCCGAGGTGTCGCAAATCATCGGTGTGTTCTATCCGTATAAATTAGACAACTACATCAAGATCGTTAAAGGCTGTAAATTTTACGGACGCTACATGGATGACTTCTATATCATTCATCGCGACAAAGTTTTTCTCGAAAACCTCTTAAAAGATATTCAAACAATATCTGAACAGCTAGGACTGCATCTTAACTTAAAGAAAACACACATTAGATCACTTAACCGTACTTTTGTTTTTCTTAAAACAAAATACACGCTTACTGTTACGGGTAAAGTAGTAATGAGCCTGTGCTCAGATACTTTTAAACGCGAAGCGGTTAAACTAAGAAAATTTAAAAAACTATATCTAAACGAAAAGTTAACCCTAGATACGATAATCTCGCAGTTCAAGTCATGGCGCGGTTCAGTAACACGCAGACAGTTTCACAATTACAAAGCTGTAAAACAGCTTGATAACCTATTTTTTCAACTTTTCAATTTAAAATGTGAGGATTTAAAAAAAAATGGCAGAAGTAACAAATGAAAGCACTCAGAATGATATCGCCGGAGCGCTCAGCGTAAAGTATACAAGACTGCTAGCTATTCAGAATGAGCTGAAATCTGTTTTCGATTATAAATGGATTAAAATTGTTGGCATTTTAGTAAAGCAGTTTAAACTTGACCACCCGGACACCCCTCTACCTTATGACACAGACAGAATGCAGAAAAAGTGTGACGCTCTGCGCAAAGAGTACGATGAGATAAGAGCAGAGCTTGTTCCTTATTATCCCGAGCTACGAGAAGAAGGAGACAAGTAAGGTACACAAGACTTCATGCAGACGAAAATGGCATTGTAGGCAAGGGCGTCAAGTTCGAGCGCATCAGACGTGTCACCGGTTACCTTGTAGGAACCTTAGACCGTTTCAATGATGCCAAAAAAGCAGAGGTGCGTGACAGAGTAAAGCACACGCACCTATAAAAGAATAGCTCCTCAAGAGAGGGGCAATTTGTTATCATACCAATCTTACAAAAATTATAACAGCAAATTCGCGCCACCCTTCATACAGACCTCCACATAATCGCACCAACGCTGCATAACCTCCCTGCGTTCCTCGAGCCGGTCAGATCGCACATAAGCCTGTACGGTCGAAGAGCCTACCGAGTGAGCAAGACACAGCTCAGCGACCTCAAAAGGTACCTTATTGTCGAACATCCACGATCTGCCTATAGCTCTAATGCCGTGAGGTACCAGCACATCAGCAAAGCCGTTGCGCCTTAAGAACTGTGATGCGGAATTTGTGCTGACAGGGCGATCGCCGTTGCGCTGGGGAGAGGGGAAAACGTAGTCTGAAGTGCGAGGAAGATCATCAAGCAACGCTATGAGCTGTCGTGACATCGGTACGACATGCTCGCGTTTCATTTTCATAGTTTCTGCTGGAATTGTGATCGTCTTATCTTTGAAGTCTATCCAATCCCAGCGCATGGCTGTGTACTCACCCGGACGCAAAAGCGTGTAAAAGCCACAGAGCAGAACAGACCAGGTGGTGTGTGACTTGATACCCTCAGCTTTCAGCTTACAGAGTACCTCGGGAAGCTCTGAATAACCGACACTCGGGCGGTTCTTTCTTTGGTGTGAGGGTGATGGGAAAACGGCTGCAAGGTTCTGCCAGCGAAGCTGATCAATAAGTCCAGAGTTATATGCGAATACCTCAAGACTGCGAAGTTCTCCACAAATGCGCTTAAGAGTTTCGAGTTTCGCTCTCTGACCGAGGTCGGATTTCAACTCCTCTATAAGAGCCGTAGGGGGTATGTCTTTAAAAGCTACTGAGCTAAATCTTGGCAGCAAATATTTATTAAAGCGTCTGTCTATATCTACCCAGTTCTTAATCTGTGTCTTCTTTAACGCAAGCCATTCCTTATATACGGAAAGAAAATCTACAGCCTTTGTAGCTTTTAGAGCTCTCAGCTCTACAGACAGCCTCTGTGCCTCAAGACGCGCGTCCTTAAGAGTCATATCAGGAAATATACCCAAAACTTTCGATACGTGCTGACCCTTTATCGAGCGGTTTAGCACCCAGCGCTTGGTGCCACTGGTCTCAACTCTTAAGAATAGTCCTGAGCCATCATTTAGCAGATAATTTTTATTTTTAGGTTGGGCAGATCTAACATCTATAATTGTAAGCATACTCGGCTCCGGAAAAATTTTTGTATGCAATTTTTGATCACTGACAAATTAGGCGTCAGGTTTTGAGTTGCATACAAATTGCATACAAAGCTTTATAGCAAGATAATTTATTTCGGTTTATTTTAGTTTAGTACACGTTTAATGTGATTGCAATGCGATTTGTGACCGCGTTATGAGGGGTTGAGTAACCGTGAAAATGGGGCGACTGCGGAAAGAAGGAGATTTGAACTCCTGAATCATCATTTGATGATTGTCGCATTTCGAGTGCGATGCATTCAACCACTCTGCCATCTTTCCGTAAGTGACATTATAATTGAAGTAAAAGAATAATCAATCAAAACGAAATATATGGAGTCTATTATGGTAGAGCATGATGAGAAAACTAAAAGCTTTTACCTTTT